CCGCAACAGGCAATCAAGAATCTGGGAATGGCGTTCAAAAACGTCTTCGAGGGGCGGGCTAAGTTTCCGAAGTTTAAGAAGAAGGGTATGCACGACAGTTTCCGGGCTGACAACGGCCCCCAAATTAGAGGTGCTGATGCGGTTGCCGTTGACGGCAAGCGCGTTCGTTTGCCGGTGATCGGTTGGGTGCGGATGCGCGAGCCGTTGCGCTTTGCCGGTCAGGTCAAGTCGGCGGTGGTGTCGCGTACCGCCGATCGTTGGTTCGTCAGTCTCCAGGTCGAGAGGCCCGATCGTGCCGTGTCCGAAAACCAAGGACCGGCGGTTGGTGTTGATCTCGGTGTCAAGGCACTGGCGACCTTGAGCGACGGCAGCGTCATCGAAGGCCCGAAGGCGCTGCGCAAGAACCTGAAGAAACTTCGTCGGGCTTCTCGCGCCCTGTCCCGCAAGGTCAAGGGATCGAGCAATCGGCGCAAGGCCAAATTGAAGATAGCCCGATTACACGCCCGCATCGGCAATATCCGCAATGATGTTACGCACAAAGCGACCACGGCGATAGCCAAAAACCACGGCGTCATCGTGATCGAAGACTTGAACGTGCGGGGCATGATGGCGAATGATAAACTATCAAGGGCCATCGCCGATGTGGGTTTGCATGAGTTCCGGCGGCAGATCGAGTACAAGGCCAAGCTGAACGGTGCCCGGATTATCGTGGCGGACCGCTGGTACCCTTCGAGCAAGACCTGTTCGACATGTGGATACAAGATGGAAGTCTTGCCGCTGTCGGTGCGAGAGTGGACTTGTCCGGCCTGTGGCCGCGCTCACGATCGGGACGTGAACGCGGCGAAGAACCTCGTGAAATTGGCCGTGAGTTCCACGGTGTCAGCCTGTGGAGAGGAAGGCTCTGGCGGTCGGCGCAAGCCGGCCACGAAACCAGCCTCAGTGAAGCAGAAATCCAGCGTCAAACCTACCTATGCGTAGGTTTGAGCAAGTCTGGAAGAACGGCGCCTTTCCAGTACCAATGCGTTCCTGGACGAGATATCGAGCGTTATGGGGATTCCCATAACGGAAATCGTCCAGACCGTTCAGGGTGGCGCGGCTCAGAGGCAGGGCACCTTTGTTCATCCTTACGTCGCCGTCAACCTCGGACAGTGGTGCAGCCCATCGTTCGCGGCAAAGGTTTCGCAGTGGGTCATCGATCGGTTTTCGGCAAAACCCATCATGACCTCCGGCTGGGGACCGTCGCCTTCAGGCGACGGCGGAATGCCGGTTGCCCGTAGGGCAAAGATACCTCTTGCGTTATCCTTCCGTCAAGCATATATCTCTCCTTATGTCAGAGCCAAGGTACAGAAAGAACGTTGGGGCAGTCTTTTCCCTGAAGTTTCACATCGTTTGGTGCCCAAAATATCGGCGCAGCGTGCTGGTGAGCCCAATCGACGCGAGGCTGAAGGAACTGATGTGCGAGGTTGCCGCTGAACACAGCATGATGATCCACGCAATGGAAGTCATGCCAGATCATGTTCATGTGTTTGTCGAAGCCGATCCGACGCTCAGTGTCGCAGAGATAGTTAACCGCCTCAAGGGCAGGAGCAGCAGAATACTGAGACAGGAATTTCCAGGTCTCCGGTCCCGGCTTCCAACTCTCTGGAGCAGAAGTTACTTTGCTGCATCGATTGGTGGCGTTTCCGAAGAAGCTATTACGCAATATATCAAGAACCAGAAGGGCAAATAGCCTGTGGCAATCCGGTCTTACAAGTATCTGATTCGACCGAACGGAGCGCAGCAGGCTGCTCTGGACGAGATGCTGGGGGCTTTTTGCGACCTCTACAATGCCGGACTGCAGCAGCGCATTGAGGCTTATCGGCGTCAGGGAAAGTCTCTCAGCTATGCCGACCAGGCCAACGAGTTGAAAGCTGTCAGGCTTGCCGATGACCGCTTGGTGAAGTACGGGTTTTCGACTGAACAGCAGGTTCTCCGCAGACTGGACAAATCGTTCAAGGCGTTCTTTCGTCGTGTTAAGACCACCAAAAAAGCCGGGTACCCGAGGTTCCGGTCGAAGTCCCGCTATGACAGCGCCGATTTCCGCGTTGGTGACGGCCTGACGATCCGCAAGTCCGGAAAAATCGGCATCGTCGGCATTCCTGGAGAGATCAAGGTCAAGTGGCACCGGGAACTTCCGACCAAGCCGGTTGCTGCGGTCCTCTCGCGATCCGCTGGCCGCTGGTACATCTGTTTCCAACTTGAACGGCCCGAGGCCGAGGTTGCAGAGCGGGCCGTCAATCCGGTGGGCATTGATGTCGGCCTGACTTCCTTGGTGGCTCTGTCTAACGGGGAAACAGTGCCGACGCCGCAGATCACCAAGACCGCAGCCAAAGGACTTCGTCGCCGTCAGCGCGCGCTGGCTCGTTGCAAGCGGTTCTCCAAGGGCTGGAAGCGAGCCAAGAAGGTTGTCGCGCGATACCAGAGCAAGATCGCCAATCGTCGCCGCGACTCTTTGCACAAGCTGTCCAACAGGCTTGCAGACGAGTTTACGCATATCGCGTTTGAGGACTTGAACATCAAAGGGCTTGCGAGCGGCATGCTTGCCAAGTCTGTTCATAATGCTGCGTGGAATCAGTTGATCTTCATGACGACCTACAAAGCAGAATATGCTGGTGGGATAGTCGAGTTGGTTGACCCGCGCAGAACGAGCCAAGAATGCTCCGAGTGCGGTACTATCGTCAAGAAAACGCTGGCAACGCGAACCCACCACTGCCCTGAATGCGGGCTGGTGTTGGATCGCGATGTCAACGCTGCCTTGAACATACTGCATCGTGGCTTTCCTAACTTTCAGGGGCCTGGAGCGGGCCTTGTGGCGTCAAGTCAGCGGGTTGCCGCATAACTTGTCACAGAAGCCGCCGGCTTTAGCCGACGGAGTGTTCACGGCGTAGGTATTTTCCCCCTTTCTCCGGGGCGTGGTCCGTGATACCGGTTCGGGTCAGGCGGCCAACCGTGCTTGGCAGAAAAAACATAAAATCGTTGAGTTGTCACATCGTCACACAACCGTCACGCCTAACATATTGGCGCGATTGGTTTGTGACGACGTGACGGTTGTGACTGCGCAGGATACACACATATGCGCACATAGGCGCATATAGGCACATAGACGTATATCTATACATATCACATTAGTCACATAGTAACATATTATATATATCAGTATGTTAGATGTGATAAGTGTGTGACTTTGTGACGGCTCAACATTTCGGACAAAACATGATCCTCGCTTCCGCCAAATTCCACACCCCCGAGGCCAGCGGGAAATCGAGGTCGAGAGCGTTGCGACGACATCATCGCCGTCGGCTGATAGCCAGGGTCAAGCTGCTGTTGCCGACGGTGCCGATGCCGCAGATACGAGCCAGGACGCGACATCCGTGCTCCAAATGGTGCTGTCGGAACCGCAGGCAGGACATGGGGCCGAAGCTCCAGGAGCGGAGGGAGGCGGATCGTGAGCGCGACTATGCCCGACTGCTGGACTGAGACCGCCACGGAGGCGCGGATCATCGTGGCGGATGTGCCGGATCGGCGCGGGATGGCTGCTAGGCGGGCGGTTCTAGACGTTTTGGTGGCTGAGGCTCAGGCGGGCGGGTTTCACGACGTGCCGCACCCGCTAGGATTGGCGCCTGATGCGATGATTTCAGATTTGGCTACTGGGGTAGCGGACAAGACAGAGGCCATCCAGCGGGCAGATATGGGGAGGGAAACAGCATGTTGACGCCGCGGTCGGGTAGGTGGGATAGGTGTTTTCCGAGGGGCCAGGGTGTGGTATGCAAAGGAGGTTCGGCTGGCACCGGACGACCTGAAGCACGACCACCAGTTTCCTCGCTTCGTTGGGGCCGGTGGTCGAGAAATTGACCTCCTGTTGTCGTGCCGGGCGCGTGCCAGCACCGGCCTCAACGGAGACCAAAGCAATGCCAAGCATCATACCGTTTGAGTACGAAGGAAAACCTGTACGCGTCATCCAGGTGGATGGCGAGCCGTGGTTCGTGGCCGCCGATGTCTGCGCGGTTCTGGACCTTGAGAATCCAACGAAGGCGATTATGACGCTCGACGCCGATGAGCGCGCCCTAACCTCAATTCAGGGGAACAGGGGCGAACGCGAGGCCAACATCATTTCCGAGCCCGGCATGTGGCGCCTCGTCATGCGCTCGGACAAGCCTCAAGCCAAGCCGTTCCAGCGGTTCGTGACCCACGACGTTCTCCCAGCCATCCGCAAGACCGGGCGGTTCGAGGCTCCGAATGCCCCGTCGCTGCAAATCGACGAAATGATCGATCGCGCTGTCCGTAAGGCGCTTGCCGCGCAGTCCCGAGCATTGCCAGCGCCGTCGAAATCCACCGTGCCGGAATATCTCATGACGACATATGAGGCGATACGTAAAAGCGGGCCAAATGGCGTTTCCAGGAACACCCTGATAACTGGAGGAAAGCTGTTTGTGTCTGGGATCGTACTCAGCGGGCAGATATGGGGAGGGAAACAGCATGACAGAGACCAAAAAAACCAAATCCAGCAGCATGGCGAAACGCCGCTCCGGCCGGAAACGCCGCGCTAACGTCGACCGCCAGCCCGACGGCTCGGTCGCGCGCCGCATCCAGGTGGCCGATCGCGGGCCGGTGATCCTGCCACAGACGATCGAGCAACAGCGGGCGCGGCTCGGGTTGGCTCCGGGGCAAGAGGCCGCGACGGCGATCGATGCGCTCTGGGTGCGCGGGCTGCTCGGCTATCGGGACGGTGATGGCAGGAAGCGGCGGGATGCGCTGTCGGCATATCGGACGCTGTGGGTGACCTGGTCGGCGATGTCGGGGTCTCGGCGGTGGCATCCCGAGGTCGCACCGACGGGCGCCGATCTGTCCGAGGACGCGTGGCGCGCCTGCGATGACCGGATGTCAGCGGTTATGGGCGCGCTGCACCGGTTGCCTCTGTGTGGTCTGGCGATTTCGGTGCTGGAGAGCGTGTGTCTCGACGACGTGGTTCCACCGGCCCTGTTGGGGTTCGTGGCGGGCGCCAACCCCGACGCCGACCGGGTGAAGACGGCGCTGCTGTCAGGGGTCGACACCGTGATCGCCGTCATGTCACGGCGGCCGAAGCCCCGCGTGGTGGTGTCAATCAGTCCAAAAAAATATCGGAACGGCACAAAAATCTCATTGACGCCGCTGCAAATCCGTGAAATACGTTAAATGCAGGTTCGAAATAGTGGGTACGCCACGCGGGCCTACAAAATATGGGACGAGATGACGACGGCTACGGCCGTTTCGCGAACCGCGCCCCCGGCTCCGGAATCCCCGAGAGCCTATAGCAGCGCAGCATGGTCGCGCACCCAAATTTCCGAGGCCCGCATGAACCCACGCCCCCGACTATCTAGCGGCGCGATTCGCACGCCCGGCTGGCCTGACCACCACGGCATCCCAATCGACTGGGTCCCACCGCCCGTGCCGGAGCACCTCGCTCACCTCGTCGGGCGCGGATCATGACGGCCGGCGATGCCGGGACCTGGCTGCAAGCGGCGGCGGCGGTGGTCGCGGTCCTGATCACGGCCGCGACCTGGATGTTCACGACCCTGCTGCGCGAGGTGCGCGATGCCCGCGCCGAGTCCGTGGCCGCCGGCAACCACCTGCACCAGCGTCTGGACGGCCTGCCGGCGGTGGTGGTGTCGCGGCGGGAGTACGAGGCAACCATCAAGTCGCTGGAGCACGCGATCACCGAGTTGACCAGGCAGGTCCAGCATCTCGGAGACCAGTTGGATAAAATGCAGAACGATACGGCAAGCGGTCGGGTCGAGTTGATGGCGCATCAAGTGGATTGCCCGGCTCGCGGGAAGTTTCCGGGGTGATCTACACAAGACAGGCCGACGGCGCGACGGTTTACGCCGTGCAGTACGATGGATCGTCCGCGTCCGCTAACAGGATCATGAACATGATAGGGACCAGGGGCATCATGAATACCGAGGCCGGGCTGTTGACGCCAATCGGTTACATCAGCCGGGGTTCGTGGGTCATCAAGGGCCGACGCGGGGTTGTGTCGTCCGCCACCGATGCGGTGTTCAAAGCCAAGTTCGCGCCGAAATGACCGAGACCCACAAGCGCCGCGTCGTGCGGCATGTCCAGGCGCATCGGCGGCGGTACACGATCACGGTCAGCGCGGCGATGGTCGGGACGGTGATTGTGGTGTTCGGGGACTTCGTGCTCGGAGTACTGGGCAATTTGGCGGCCTCGGTTGTGGGGCCGTTTTTTGGGATGCATTAGGAAAAATCGGAACTATGAAGCTAGAACAGCGCGCAGTTGCGGATTTTTCCTAACAAAGACAGAGGTTTGTGATATAATTCGGGCCGAAAGCAGGCTGGAACCCCGCTCTCGACCCTAACCTAACCGAGCTGAAAGGAGCTGCGGTCATGGCTGACGATTCCTATACACCTGACGAAGAGTGGCGCGCAATCCCCGGACATGAGTTGCTGCATCTTAGTAAAGCACAACGCAAGAATGGGATGAAAAACTGTGTATGTGCCGATTGTGGGATAATTTCCACAGTGCGACGCGACACTAACCCAGTAGTTTGCAGAAGGTGCGCAAGCAGTCGTGGAGGGAGATCGGGAAAGGGGTCTGTTCGATCCGATCAAGTATCCTGCGCGGAGTGTGGAAAGATGATGCGGGCATCTCTTGGGCAGAAGTTTTGCTCATTAGAATGTAGACACGCTAACACACATGAAAATCGTCAATGCAAGCACTGCTTGAAACAGTTTGATGTCTACAAGAGTTCTATAGGCGCAAATACGAATGCCGAAGGTAATTTTTGCAGCAGACCATGCTATGAAAACTGGATGTGCCAGACAGACAGAATAACTGGCCGTGGGTCACAGTGGAACAAGATAAGATTAAAAGCAAAAAAGCGTATGCCATTTTGCGCAATGTGCGGAACAACGAAATTATTGCAGGTCCATCATATAGCACCATTTAGACTTAGTTTTGATAATAGTCAGCAAAATCTAATAACTTTATGTATAAAGCATCACAAGTTTGTCGAGTCAATAACTCATGACATTGAGTCAACCGGATCAAGTTGCCAGGATATGAAAGTGGCATTGGGCGCTATGTTGATGGAACGCGCTATGGTAACTGCTACGGTAATAAAGGCTCGGATAAATGCTCATTGTTAAAAATGTGCACACAGATAGTCTTATTGACTACGCTCGGAATCCGCGCAAGAACGACGCCGTTGTTGACAAGATGTGCTCTGCCATCCGCGAGTTCGGCTTCCGCATTCCAATCGTCGCGAAATCTGATGGCTCTGTTGTAGACGGACACTTGCGATTAAAGGAAGCAAGGAAGCTCGGACTGGAGACTGTCCCCGTTGCGCTTGCCGACGACTTGACCGATGCCCAGATCAAAGCGTTCCGCCTGCTGGCGAACAAGTCGGCAAACTGGGCTGAGTGGGACGACGAGCTGCTGGCGCTGGAGTTGGGCGAGCTTGCCGCTTGCGACTTCGATCTGTCGCTTACCGGATTTCAGGCCACTATTGCGGCGACCGCAAGCAAACGACGCTCTGGCAAATCCCCAAGCCGCAGAAGTCCGAGACTGGGCACAGCACTCAAAAGCCCATCGAGTGCATGAAACGCCCGATTGAGAACAACAGCAGTCCCGGTCAAGCGGTATATGAACCGTTCAGCGGTTCCGGCACGACGATCATCGCTGGGGAAATGACTGGCCGCTGCGTTTACGCCGTGGAACTGAACCCGGCTTACGTCGACGTAGCATGCAAGCGCTGGCAGGACTTTACCGGCCAGACCGCAACACTCGAAGGCGATGGCCGCACGTTCGATGAGATCAAGAATGCCGGCCGGTGACATCACCGAGATCACCGAGTGCCGATACATCAGCTACGCCGACCAGCAACGCTATCTCGACGACGGCTGGACGCTGATCCCGCAGTCGGGACCGCACGCGGCTTATGGCGTGATCGCAAGCAGACCTATTCCGGACAGCAACCATGGCCCGCAAACCCTTTCGCCCCACCCCTGAGCACCGGAAGTTGGTCGAGCAGCTATCTGCCTATGGCATCCCCCAGGCCGACATCTGCGCCATGATCATCAATCCCGAATCGGGCCGGAAGATCGACGAGCAGACGCTGGCGGACAACTTCCGCCATGAGCTGGACACCGGGACGACCAAGGCAAACGCGCGGGTGGCGGGAGCGCTCTACAAGAACGCCGTTGACAGCAACAACGTCGCGGCGCAGATCTTCTGGCTCAAGACCCGCGCCCGCTGGAAAGAAGCACCGACAGAGCTACGCCATGGGGGCAGCGATGAGGCCCCGGCTATGAAAATGGAACTAACGCACCATGTTGTGGACGCCGGAACAGCCGCCAGAGCGGCCCAGATTCTCGCCGCAACAGGCATTGGGTTTGATAGTAAAGACTCCGGCGGTACTGACTAAATACTGCCCGAATAAACCGTTTCCGCCGCAACTGGCGTTCCTGGCACTGCCGCATCTGGAGGCGCTTTACGGAGGAGCGGCCGGCGGTGGTAAGTCGGAATGTCTGCTTATGGCAGCGCTGCAATACGTCCACGTCCCCGGTTATTCCGCTCTTTTGCTTCGCAGAACTTACGCTGATCTGGCATTGCCGGGCGCTTTGATGGATCGCGCCGAGCAATGGCTCGCAGGCAGTGACGCCAAGTGGAACGCTCAAGACAAGCAGTGGTCATTCCCATCGGGAGCGACCATCAATTTTGGATATCTGGAAACCGAAAAGGACAAATACCGCTACCAAGGCGCGGAACTCCAGTTCATCGGCATTGACGAAGCAACACAGTTCAGCGAGAGCCAGTACCGCTACTTGCTATCACGCCTGCGCCGCAAAGCCGGCGTCCAGGTTCCGCTCCGCGCCCGGCTAGCCAGTAACCCCGGCGGACACGGCCATGAGTGGGTTCGGCAGCGGTTCGTGGTCGAGGGCCGCGACAAGGGCCGACCGTTCATCCCCGCACGGCTGGAAGACAACCCCGGCCTGGACCAAGCAGAGTACCGACGCTCACTCGATCAACTTGACCACCTGACCCGCGCGCAGCTGCTCAATGGCGATTGGGACGTGCTGCCCTGCGGCGGCTTATTCGAGCGGGAGTGGTTCGAGATCGTCAATGCCGCGCCATCCGGCGGGCGGTCACTGCGCTACTGGGATTTGGCCGCGACCGCTGCCGCCCCCGGAAAAGACCCAGACTGGACAGTCGGGGCTAAGGTTACGGTCAAAGACGGGATATGGTTTGTTGAGGACATCATCCGGCTCCGTGGCACACCGCAGAAGATCGAGGCTGTTATTCGACAAACCGCAGACATAGACGGGCGCGGCATTCCAATTCGGATGGAACAAGAGCCGGGATCGTCTGGCGTCGGCATGATCGACCACTACGCTCGCCGGGTTCTAGTTGGGTTCGACTTTAAGGGCGATAAAAAGACAGGCGATAAAACCACGATGGCGCGACCAGTATCCGCCGCCGCCGAGCGTGGAAATGTCCGGCTGGTGCGGGGTACGTGGTGCGGCGCGTTCCTCGATGAGATCGAGGCATTCCCGCAAGCGGCCCACGATGACCAAGTGGACGCTGTAAGCGGCGCCTTCGCAATGCTCGGAACCAAGGCCGCAATGACAATTTCGCCCAGCGTCATAGCGCGGGCATGATAAGGATGCACAGCCATGCCCAAGGGCAGCTAATGACCGAACCTCGCCCCGCCATGAAGATCGGATACGAGGCCATCGCCCGCGCGTGCCGCGAGCCGGCCGAGTTTGACGTGTTCCGCCCGGCCCGCCCGGCCCCCGGAGTTGTGCCCAAGGGTGCCGCGCTGGCGATGGACGAAGGCTTTGGCGAGATGAGCGGGTATGTCGGCATGGGCGCCGAGGTGATGGGGTTCGTCGGCTACCCGTATCTGGCCGAACTTGCCCAGCGCCCGGAGTATCGCCGGCCGTCCGAGATCATCGCCAAAGAGATGACCCGGAAGTGGGTTAAGCTCCAGGCGTCCGGCGGCGAGGACAAGGGCGACAAGCTGAAGGCCATCGAAACCGAGATGACCCGCCTCGGCGTCCAGGCCAAGTTCCGGGAAGCCGCCGAGCAGGACGGCTTCTTCGGGCGATCGCAAATCTATCTCGACACGGGCGCCACCGACGACCCGGTTGAGCTGAAGACGCCGCTCACCATCAGCCCGGCCAAGATCGCCAAGGGCGCGCTGAAGCGCATCGCCACCATCGAGCCGGTGTGGACCTACCCGAACGTCTACAACAGCAACGACCCATTGCGGGCCGACTATTACAAGCCGACCTCCTGGTACGTGCAGGGCCGGGAAATCCACGCATCCCGCCTGCTGACGTTCGTCTCCCGAGAAGTCCCGGATTTGCTCAAGCCGGCATATGCGTTTGGCGGCCTGTCGCTGTCGCAGATGGCAAAGCCCTATATCGACAACTGGCTCCGTACCCGGCAGTCTGTGAGCGATCTATTGCACTCGTTCACGGTGTTCTCGCTCAAGACCAACATGACCGGCGTCCTGAATGGCGGGGGCGGCGAGGCGATGTATAGCCGCGCTGAACTGTTCAACCGGCTTCGCGACAATCGCGGAATCATGTTGCTCGATAAGGACACCGAGGAACTCGATAATATTTCGGTGCCGCTGTCCAGCCTGGACCATCTCCAGGCGCAGTCCCAGGAGCATATGGCTGCGGTCACAGGTATCCCGCTGGTCAAGCTACTCGGCATCACCCCGAGCGGCCTGAACGCTTCAAGTGACGGCGAAATGCGGGCGTTCTACGACTGGATCGAGGCGCAGCAAGAAGCCCTGTTCTCGCCGGCCCTGACCAAGCTGCTGCGAATCATCCAGCTCTCGCTGTTCGGCGAGATTGACCCCGAGATTACCTTCCGCTGGGAGCCGCTGTGGAGCCTGGACGAAACCGCGATGGCGAACGTCCGCAAGGTCGAAGCTGACACCGACATTGAGTACATCAACGCGGGCGTCCTGGCGCCGCATGAGGTGCGGGTCCGGCTGGCCGAGCAGGAAGACAGCCCCTATGCGGCGATTGATCTGAATGCGGACCCGGAGCCGCCTGATGGCGGCGGTGGCGACGATCCCGAGCATGAGCATGATGATCCCGAGGAAGACGACGAGCCGCCACAGGCCACGTCCGCTCGGCGTCCATGACTGCGCTCCGCTCTCCCACCGGCAAGCCGATCACCCTGCCCCCGATCCATCCGAACCAGGGCATCGAGGCGGCCTACCGCAAGAAGCTGACGAAGCTGGTGGACGAATTGCACAATAGCGTCGTGTACTGGGTCGAGGCCACCTACAAGGCCAACCCGCCGCTAATGGCCCAGGACGCGACGGACGTTAGCGGCCACTGGACCGATGGCATGAGCGCCGCAGCGTCAATGCGTGAAGCCCTGGCGAAGCTGGCGCGGCGGCGGATGAAGAAGATCAACGACCTCGCGCCGTTCATGGCCCGGTGGTTTGCAACGGCGGCAATCGACCGCTCCGACGCGGCGATGAAGGCGGCGCTGAAGAAGTCCGGCTTTGCCATCGAATGGAAGATGACCCGCGAAGCCAACGAGGTGATGCAGGCCACCATTGGCGAGCAGGTCGGGCTGATCAAGTCCATCGCGTCGCAGCATTTGGCCGAGGTCGATGGGCTTGTGATGCGCAGCGTGGCGCAGGGCGGAAATCTCGCCGAGTTGAGCAAGGAACTACAGAAGCGGTACGGCGTCACACGGCGCCGGGCTGAGTTGATCGCCAGAGACCAGAACAATAAAGCGACATCAACAATAACAATCGTGCGTCAGTCGCAGCTTGGGATCAAGCAAGCAAAGTGGCTGCATAGTCATGCCGGGAAGCATCCAAGGCCGGAACACGTCGCGGCCAACGGCAAGATTTACGATGTTGATAAAGGAATGTTCCTAGAGGGTAAATGGACTTACCCTGGCCGGGAAATAAATTGCAGATGCGTTAGTAGAAGCATACTGCCGGGATAATAAACCATGACAATTCTCGCCCTAGACCGCTCCACCGTTCGTTCGGTGGATGAGGACGGCCGCCTGCATGTCGCCGTTACCAACATCTCTAAGGCGAATGTCTGCCCCTACTACGGCCACGAAATCCCCGACGCCGACCGGCTCGGCCTGGATCGGGACCGCGTTTACTACCTGTTGCGCGACCCGGCCGAACTCGAAAAGGCGGCAGCCTCATTCAACAGTCTTCCCCTGCTGAACGTCCATGTTCCCGTTTCCGCCGACGATCACAGGCCGGACATCGTGGTTGGGGCGACAGGAACCGACGCCGAGTTCGTCGCGCCCTATCTGCGCAACTCGCTGGTGGTCTGGGCGCGGGACGCAATCGAAGCCATCGAAAGCGGAGAGCAGCGGGAACTGTCCTGCGCCTATCGCTACGTCCCGGTGATGGAGCCGGGCACCTATCAGGGTGTCCGCTACGACGGACGCATGACTGAAATACGCGGAAACCATGTGGCTTTGGTGCCCCATGGCCGCGCTGGTTCCGACGTGGTTGTCGGAGATTCTAAACTCAAGGAGAACCTCATGGCTCGCAAGGCCCCCAACAAAAAGGCCGCTATGGTCAAGGGAGCTATCACGGCTCTCCGCACCAAGTTGGCACAGGACGCGACGGTTGATGATCTTGTCAACCTGCTCGACAAAGCTGACGAGAAAGACCTTCCCGACGACGACCTGGTCGTTGACACCGACGAGCCGGCCGTTGCCGAGAAGAAGGAAGACGACCAGGCCAGCCGCATCGAGGCGCTCGTGCGGCGTCTTGAGGCCGCTGTCGCCAAACTCGACAAGCCGGCCGAAGACGAGCCGCCCGTTCCCCCCAAGGATGACGACGTGGTGAAGCTGGAAGGCAAAGAGAAGCCCGACCGGCTGGACGAGGATGACAAGCCGTCCAAAGCCGCCATGGACGCCGCCATCACCAGAGCCGTCAAGGCAGCCGAATCCGCCACCGTCAAGCGTCTGCGTGACATCGCCGACGCCGAGAAGGTGGTTCGCCCCTACATCGGCGAGATCGCCGTTGCCCAGGACAGCGCCGAGGCCGTCTACAAGCTCGCCCTCGACAGCATCGGCATCCCCGTCGATGGCGTCCACCCCTCCGCTTATCGCGCCATCCTGTCCACCGCCCCGAAGCCCGGTGAGCGCGACCGCTCCACCATGGCCCGCGACAGTGCCGGCGGTGCCGACTTCGAAACGCGGTTCCCCAACGCGGCCCGCATCCGCTCTATCTAAGGATTTACGATGCCTTTCCCCTCCGCTGTAAACGTGGTGCAGGCTCCGGCGGTTGTCGGTGACTTCGCGTCCACCAATCCCCGTTCGTCCGTTGACGCCGGCCCCGGCGCCCTCGTTGCTGGCCCGAACGGCGTCACTGTCGGCCGCTTCGCGTGGGCCGATGCCAACAACATCACCGTCAGCAACACCGGCACGCTTGCCCCGACCGGCATCCTGGCCCGCGATCAGCAGGCGATCATCACCGCCTATCTCGGCGAGAGCACGATGGTTGTTCCGACCGGCCTGCCCGTTACCCTGTATTTCGCGGGTGACTTCTGGGTCAAGAACGACGGCACCACTGCCGCCACCATCGGGCAGAAAGCCTATGCCAACAACGTCACGGGTCAGGTGAGCTTCGCGGCTACCGGCAACCCGACCGTTGGCGCGACTGCTACATCGGCCACTCTCGCCAAGGTCGTTTCCGCCGCGACCGGCGGCGCGCTTCCGACCACCAACACCGCTACCGGCTCCATCGCCGGCACCGTCCTGACCGTTACTGCGGTTGGCACCGGCTCCGTTCTTGGCGCTGGGCTCTCCGTTGCCGGCACGGGCGTTGATACCGCCACCGTGATTGTCAACCAGCTCACCGGCACCGCCGGCAGCACGGGCACATATACGGTGAACGTGTCGCAGACTGTGGCCTCGACGGCGTTGACCATCGGCGGCGGCGGCCTGACCCTGACCGGCGCCAACACCTCGGGCGTCTTCGCTCCGGGTATGGTCATCAGCGGCACCAACATCCCGACCGGCACCACCATCCTAGGCTATGGCACCGCCACTGCCGGCGGCGCGGGCACCTACTACACCGACCGCCCGGCCTCGACCGCCGCCACCGCCTCGACCATCACCGCCACCAACGCGATGTACCTGACGGTTGATGCCAGTTCGTCGGGCGTTTGGGCGATCAACGATCTGTTGACCGGCTCCAGCGTGGTTGCTCAGTCCATCTCTGCCACTGGCGCGACCAACGCCAACCTGACCGGCGTGGGCGGTTCGGGCACCTACCTGACCAACGGCTACCAAACCGCTTTGACGGCTCAGACCATCAGCGTCAACAGCACCACCGAAACCCCTTTCCGCGCGTCGTCGGCTGGTGCCGTTGGCGAACTGGTCAAGATCTCCAACTAAGGACACCCCCCGCTATGAACCGCCACCCTGATTTTAGGCGCTTTGAGCGTGAGTGGGGCATCAGCTTCACTGGCGCTGTCGACTACCTCAAGCCCGAGTGGAAGTACGACTTCGAGTTGGCGATGGACGCCCAGCCGACGTTGATTTCCACCCCGAACAGCGGTATTCCCGCGTTCCTGACCACCTTCGTTGACCCCGACCTTCTGCGCGTCCTGACGGCCAAGAATGCGGCCGTCGAGATCATCGACGAAGTGCGCAAGGGCGATTGGGTGGACACCACCGCCATTTTCCCGATGGTTGAGCACACTGGCGAGGTCTCCAGCTATGGCGACTTCAGCGCCAACGGCCGGGCCAAGGCAAACAGCAACTTCCCGCAGCGTCAGGCGTATCTCTACCAAGTCGTGGTGGAATACGGCGAGCGCGAACTGGAGCAGGCCGGCCGCGCCCGCATCAACTGGGCTTCGGAGCTGAAGACCTCATCGGTCAACATTCTGAACAAGTTCCAGAACCTGACCTACTTCTACGGCGTCAGCGGCTTGCAGAATTACGGCCTGCTGAACGACCCGAGCCTGCCCACCCCGATTGCCCCGGCGACCAAGGCTGCCGGTGGCCTGAAGTGGTGGAACGGCACGGCGCTGAACGCCACCGCGAACGAAATCTTCGCTGACATCCAGAGCCTGTTCGTGCAGTTGGTCAGTCAGTCGTCCGGCAACATCGACGAGAAGACCCCGCTCGTGCTGGCCCTGTCGCCCAAGAGCCGCGCCGCTCTGACCGCGACCAACCAGTACAACGTCAACGTCGAAGACCTGATCCGCAAGAACTTCCCCAGCCTGGAGGTCAAGACCGCCATCCAGTACGGGGCGTCCTCGGCTCAGAACCCGCAGGGTTCGGCCGCCGGAGAAGTCGTGCAGTTGATCGCCAAGGACGTGGAGGGCCAGAAGTCGGCCTATGCCGCTTTCAACGAGAAGCTGCGCGCCGGGGCCATCATCCGCGATATGTCGTCCTTCAAACAGAAGATGACGCAGGGTTCGTGGGGCGCGATCATCCGTCAGCCGTTCGCCATCGCCCAGATGATCGGCGTGTAAACGCTCCAACATCTCGGAAATCCACCCCGCCGCTGGCGGGTTTTTTTGTGCCTGGAATCCGCCCGGTTAATCGCCGGGCGGGCTTCAGATAACCCCATCCACAGGAGACTGCCCATATGGCCACCCAGCCCAGCACCATTACCTCGACCAACACCGTCACGGTTGCTTGCAAGCTCCCGCACGGCCTCATTCTGCGCGTCTTCGACATGGTTGAAAGCAGCGAGCCGATGTTTGGCGGCGGCTGGCGGACCATCACCAAGGCCGCAGAGCGCCCGGAGCGCGTGACGCTCAATGGATTCGCGCGCCACCTGGAAAAAGTCCCGGATCACGAAATCGTCGGAGGCTACGGCATCACCCACGACGTTCCGAAGGACTTCTGGGATCACTGGTACGCGCAGAACAAAGACAGCGATTTCATCAAGAACAACCTCATTTTCGCCAACGACCGCAGCCTGCACGCGACCGCCGAAGCCAAGGAAAAGCTCAGGGTCCGCAGCGGGTTCGAGGCGATTGACCCCGAGAACCTCCCCGCGCGCATCCAACCGGCGAAGGCGGCCTAAATCATGGCGATTGTCGCATTCGACTACAGCCTGTGGTCCGCACGTTACCCCGAGTTGGCGGCATCCGTGCAGCCGGCGACGGCCGCAGCGTATTGGGCAGAGGCTGGGCTTTACTGCGACAACACGGCATGCAGCGTCATCACAGACGACAGTGCGGGCGGTCAGCGGGCGATGTTGCTCGGCATGGTGACTGCCCACATTGCCGCCATCAACGCACCGCTGAACGGCCAGCCGGCTTCGACCCTGGTCGGCCGGATCAGCAACGCGACCGAGGGCAGCGTCACGGTGGCGACCCAGAACGACTATCCGGCCGGCACCGTTCAGTGGTGGCAGCAGACCAAATACGGCGCGGCGTTCTGGGCGGCAACGCCCCAGTTCCGCACCGCTCGCTATGTCCACGGCCCGCGCGCCCAATACAACGGGCTTGGCCGCAGATGGTAGCTAAGGCATTCACGGGCGGCGACAAGCTGACCGCGCAGCTCAACGAGATGGCCGCGAAGCTGAACAAGAAGGGGACGCTTGAGGTCGGGTGGATGGCGGATACCGATGTTTATCCCGATGGCACCAACACCGCTATGGTGGCCGCAATTCAAGAGTTCGGCGCTCCCGGAGCATCTATTCCTCCGCGCCCGTTCTTTCGGCCGATGATCGCCAAGGAAAGCGGCGGCTGGGGCGACACCATCGAAAAACAGCTTGTCGCCACGAACTACGACACCGACGCCACGCTCGGCCGCATGGGCGAGGAAATCTCCGGGCAGCTTCAGGAGTCCATCCAGGCCGTTGACAGCCCGCCACTCTCGCCGATCACGCTGATGCTCAAGAAGATGCGCAGCAAAGACCAAAGTCTTGTCGTTACCGGCAAGGTAGTTGGTGAGGCCGCCGCGCGGGTGAAGGCCGGCGACGACTACAGTGGTCAATCCGAGAAGCCCCTTATCGACACCGGCCACCTCTGGCAGAGCGTCAAGTACACGGTGAAGTCATGAACCTGCACGCCATCGCCCTATCAGCCGTCGCCGCGATCAACCCGTGCGTCACGGCGACCATCCGGCGATCAACCGGCTACACGACTGCGGACGATGGCTCGCGGACCCCATCCTATGCCAAGCCGGCACGGGTTCAAGTCCAGGTTCAATCGCTCCAGTACAATGATTTGATCATGACGGACGGCCTCGATATCCAGGGCGAGCGCCGGGCGATGTACATCAATGGCAATTGGGACGGCGTAGTCCGCGCCGATCAAACTGGGGGCGATCTCATTACGCTGCCGGATGGAAGCGTTTGGCTGGTGGCAATGGTGCTTGAGAACTGGGCGTCGGTTGATGGTTGGGTCAAGGTGGCGGTGACAAGGCAATCATGAGCGCCTCCCTCAGCCTCACTGAAACTCAAGTCCTGACAGCGCTGCGCTCGTTCCTGATGCTGGTCTTGCCGACCGGAACCGAAGTTGTGCGCGGACTTGATAATCGCGTACCGGAACCGTCCGGCGTCAACTTCGTAGTCATGACTCCCGTCTTGCGTGCACGGCTGGAGACTAACACTACGACGTTCCAGGACAACTATCCGGTGTCTGCTGGACTGCGAACAGACCTTCAGCCAATAAAGCTAACTGTTCAGATCGATGTACACGGACCACAAGCAGCGGATAACACTCAAATCATCACCACACTTTGGCGCTCGGAATGGGCGACTATCCAGTTTGCCGCTTCCGGGTATGACGTAGTTCCTCTGTACACGGACGAACCGAAGCAGCTGCCGTATCTGAACGGAGAGCAACAGGTTGAGATCCGCTGGGTCATAGATGCTGTGATGCAGACCAATCCTGTCGTTACAACCACGCAGGATTTCGCGGCTTCTCTGGTTGCTGGTGTCATCAGTGTGGACGCTGAATATCAACCCTAGTCTAGACGACTCTGCACCGCTTGGAGCCAAAATCCATGTCCACCATCCCCGCCTCACAGATCGTTAACGTAGTCCCGAACGTCATCTCGGCGAGCGGTAATGGACTGGTCATGAATGGCCTTGTCTTGTCCAATTCTGGCCGCGTCCCGATTGGGTCAATCCTGTCGTTCCCTACTGCGCTTTCGGTCGCCGGTTATTTCGGCGCCAACAGCAAAGAAGCAGCCATCGCGTCGGTCTACTTCGCTGGCTACAACGGCGCCACCCTGTCGCCGGGGTCGATCCTGCTCGCTACCTATCCCCAGGCCGCACAGGCCGCGTGGCTCCGGGGCGGCACCGTATCGGGCTTGAGCCTGTCGCAAATCCAGGCGATCAACGGCACGTTCTCGGTCGTGGTTGACGGCTACACACACACCGGGTCTGTCAGCCTTGCGTCGGCGTCATCGTTCTCGACCGCCGCCACCCTTCTCAACGCCGCGATCACCGCCAGCGAGCCGGTGCAGGCCAACGTCACAGGCACCCTCGGCGGTATCGTTACTGGCGCCATCGCGGCCAACTCCTGCACCGCGGCAATCGCCAATACCGTGATGACCGTCTCGGCCGTCGTGGCGGGCACCGTCCTGGCTCCGGGCCAAACCATCACAGGCACCAGCGTCGCGGCCGGCACCACCATAGTCAGCCAGCTTACCGGCACTGCGGGCGGCACGGGCACCTATCTGGTCAGCATCAGCCAGACCATCGTGTCCGAGACGATCACCGCGACTGGCGGCGGGTTTACGGTGTCCGCAGTGACGAGCGGAGCTTTGGCGGTCGGCCAAACCCTTACCGGTTCGGGTGTCACCGCCGGCACCACGATTACCGCGCTTGGCACGGGCACGGGCGGCACGGGCACCTACGCTGTGTCCGTCAGCCAGACCGTCGCCAGCGAGACCGTCAACGCAACCGGAACCAATCTGATCGTTTCGGCGGTGTCGAGCGGCGTCCTGGCGGTCGGCCAAACCATCACGGGCACCAGCATCCCGGCCGGTGCCGTCATCACCGCTCAGGTATCGGGTACGGCTGGCGGTGTTGGCGTCTATACCGTAGCGGCGGCAGGCGCCTACTACGTCGCGTCGGAGGCTCTCGTGGCGTCAGCCACCGCCCCGGCTGTGACCTACGACAGCACTGCTCAGTCGTTCGTTGTCACGTCGGGGATCGCCGGCACCGCGTCTACCATCGCCTACGCTAGCGGCGTTCTTGCAGTCTCCCTGTACCTGACCAGCGCAACCGGCGCCGTGCTCAGCCAGGGGGCCGCCGCCGCCACGCCGTCGGCGTTCATGTCGAGCGTCATCGCACAGACCACCAACTTCGCAACATTCATGACCGCATTCGATCCCGACGCTCTGGGCAGTACCGGCAATGCGCAGAAGCAGTTGTTCGCGGCATGGAACGCCACTCAAAACAATGAGTTTGCATATGTGTGTTGGGACGCGGATATCACCCCAACAGCCAGCACGGCAGCTACGTCGAGCCTTGGCTATATCTTGACCCAAAATAGCACTTCGGGAACTATCCTGATCTATGAACCGACTGACCTTTATTTGGCGCCGTTCGTCTGCGGCATGGTCGCGGCCATCAACTTCACACAGACCAATGGCCGCCCGACTTTGGCGTTCAAAGGTCAGTCCGGTCTTGGGACCAGCGTCAACGACCCGGTGACTGCGGCGAACCTGATTGCCAACGGATATAATTTCTACGGGAATTATGCCAACGCCAACAATTCTTGGCAGTTCCTCTATCCCGGCAGCATCACCGGCAAGTTCAAATGGGCCGATAGCTACGTCAATCAGATTTGGCTGAACAACGCCCTGCAAAACTCGCTGATGGCGCTCCTGACCACCGTCAACAGCGTGCCCTATAACTCATTGGGCTACGGCCTGATCCGCTCGGCCCTGACCGATCCGATCAACGCCGCGCTGAACTACGGCGCGATGCGTGCCGGCGTCCCCCTGTCAGCACTTCAGGCCGCGGAAGTCAACGCTGCGGCTGGGTTGCCTATTGACCAAATCCTGTACTCTCAGGGCTACTATATCCAAGTCCTGCCGGCGACCGCCGCGGTGCGGGCGCTGCGCCAGTCCCCTCCGATTACCGTGTGGTATATGGACGGGCAGTCGGTGCAGCAGATCTCCCTCTCCAGCACTGAGGTAATGTAACATGGCATCTATCACTTCCGCCAACAGCACCTTCGTCTTGTCGATCGCGGGGCTGTATACGGTCCCGCAGGCACTCCAAGGCTACGCCTCCGACGATGCGTTCTCGACCGAGGCTATCGAGATCGCCGAGACCAAGATGGGTGTCGATGGCGTGTTCAGTGCTGGCTGGATCCCCCAGATCATCAAGCAGACCATCAACCTGCAAGCGGACTCGGCCAGCAACACGCTGTTCGAGACGTGGTATCAGGCACAGATTGCGGCCAAAGATGTCTACTGGGCCAAGGCTGTGATCACACTGCCGTCGGTCGGCAAGGCTTACACCTTGATTAACGGCATCCTGAAGTCCCACACCCCGATTGCCGATGTCAAGAAGACCCTCAATCCTCGCAAATACATGCTGGAATGGGGCGCTGTCGCGGCGGTTCCGATCTCGACGGGGGACTAATCCATGGCACGCAAGACGCTTACCGTCACGATTGACGCTCCGGGTCGCGACCAGGGCAAAGTATTTACCCTCCGTGAAATGCCTGCGTCGCAGGCCGAGAAATGGGCCGCTCGGGCGCTCCTGGCGCTCGCGCGTTCCGGCGTCGAGATCCCCGACAACATCGCCTCGGCGGGGCTGGCAGGTATCGCCTATCTCGGCATCAAGGCGTTTGCCGGGCTTCGGTTTGATGATGCGGAGCCGTTGCTCGACGAGATGTTCCGGTGCATCACCTTTGTCCCTGATCCAATGCGTCCGAATATCGTCCGTGGATTGATCGAGGATGACATTGAAGAGGTGGCGACCAGGATTAAGTTGCGGGCCGAGTTGTTCACTCTTCATACGGGTTTTTCTTTTCCCGCCGCCAACTCGACCTCAACCCCGGAGGCGGCGGGCAAGACCGGACTTGGGCTGAATACCTGAACGTCCCGCACTCCATCGGCGCGGTAGTCTCAAGTCGGCTGGCGACGCTGGCAGAGTTGGACTCCGTACTTGGGGCTGAAGACCTGTATCTGCTGCTGGAGATACTGTCAGTTGACAATTACAACCGACAGCTTGCAGAAGCGAAAGGATAATCGATGGCTACTGTGATAGATTCCTTGTTGGTCGAATTGGGTCTTGACCCAACTAAATTCACACAGGGGCAGAAGGATGCCGTAGTAGCTCTCAAGAAGATGGAGGAACAGGCTACCAGCACCGCAAAAGAAATGGAGCGGCGCGGGAAGCAGGCCGCAGAGTTCTTCGGGAACATTATGAAGTCGGTCGCTGAGTTGACCGCGGCATTCTTGAGTCTCGATGCCGTCAAAGGAACGGTAGAGCGGGTCATCGGCTCCGAAAGCGCACTGCAAGCACTCTCCAGCATCATCAATTCAAGCGCGTCTGATATTGCTGCGTGGGGATCGGCCATTAGCACTACCGTTGGTAAGTTGGTGGATATCAACCCGGTACTCCGAAGCGCGCAGGAAAAGATTAACGAGTTCTGGGTTGGATCGAACGGCGATGCTTCGGCGGTGACGCAGTTCCAGGGATTGACTCGCGCCTTACAAAACGCAGGAAAGTCAGTTCCTGACTCCAGCTTTTATCAGGATTATCTTGATCCAAAGGGAGACCTCCTGGCAAAACTAGGCAAGGTCCAGCCCTATATTTACGAACTTTACAACTCCGGGAAAGCGGGGCGGACATCGGCATACACGGTCGGTCATCAGTTGGGGTACACCGATGACATGATCGCGGCCATGGGGCAGGTCAAAAACTTCTCGTCTCTTCTGGAGAAGGTGCAGAAAGAAAACGGCATCACCGACAGTGGTGCTGAAAAGGCCAAGGAAATATCACAACGGTGGGAGCACATAGGCAACCTGATTCGTGGCGTCGGCAACGCCATAACCGAGACACTATACCCGCCGCTCGATTGGGTATTGAAGCACATGGAGTCAATACTAAGCCATGTGAATGAGTGGGTACAGGCGAACCCAAAGATCGCGGCTGGTATTGCAGCTATTGGCGTGGCGACGTTTACCGTGATGGGTGCGCTCGGGGTGCGAGGGCTGTTGACGCGACTGTTCGGCGCCCCTGCGGCTGCGGAGGTTGGTGCTGAAATCGGCGCTGCCGTAGGGGCGGGGCTGCTCGCACGGTTCGCTGGTGTCTTGAAAAGCGGATTGGGGCTTGCGCTTAAAGTTGGAATTGCTGATGCAATAGCGGGTGCCCTGGACCCGAGTGACGACTTCGGGCATTGGATTGAGCGCAACATTCCATGGATGTCTACGCTCAATGACTGGTTCGCTAGGCGCGGCTTGGCTGCACCTAGCGTTCCATACGCTCCGGACGCCGCGCGGCCCGGTGGGGCATTCTCAGGAGTCCAGGATTGGATTGCTCGGCACCTTGGGCTTTCGCAAGCAACCGCGTCAACGCTTCCCGCCAGCAACGTCATTGATGCGATCATTCAGCAAGAGTCCGGCGGGCGGCAGTTCGACAAGAATGGCGAGGCGTTGACCAGTTCAAAGGGCGCCATTGGCATTATGCAACTCACGCCTGGGGCGGCTGAAGATGCGGCAAAGAGACTTGGCATTGAATATGATCTTGAAAAGCTAAAGACAGATGCTGCGTACAATAGAAAGCTTGGAGAGAATGAATTTGCATGGGACTTGAACCGCTACAGCGGTGACAGGACGCTTGCGCTTGCTGCGTACAATGCCGGAGCCGGAAATGTCGATAAGTGGCTCAATGCGTACGGCGACCCGCGCAAGGGTGGCATTTCTGATGATGCCTGGGGCAAGAGCATCCCGTTCAAAGAAACGCGGGACTACATCAAATCCATCAACAGTATGCTGGATCGCGCGCCCGCGACCTCGAGTTCCGGGCCGCGCCCCGACCCGTCCCTGGCCACAGGCGCCCGCCCCGCCGCGCAAGGCGCGACCCCGCCCGCCGCCGGCGGAACCCACACGTCGAGCAATGAAGTGAACATCCAGACTGTGGTCGTTCACACGGCGGCGACTGACGGCGACGGGGTGGCTAAGAGCGTCGCGTCGGCGCTGAAGCGGCACCTGTACGCCAACCAAGCCAGCTTTGCGTATGGGGGTGTCAGCTGATGGCAAATGGCGTCCCGCCGCTGCTGAACCAAGCCACGGCGATTGCAAATACCGTGTCGCTGTTGGTGTCGGACGCACTCTACATTCAGAGTCTGTTTGCGCCGCCGCAATGGGGTGTTGCTGAGGCGGGCAGTAGCTCGTTTGTTCTCCAGCCTGATTCCGTGATCTCATTCGAGATTAAAGACGAGCTTCGGGTTTCAGACTATCCAATGGAACCAGACGGATTTCAAGCCTACAACAAAGTGCAAGTTCCCGTTGAAATACGACTAACCATGACGAAGGGCGGGTCAGAAGACGATAGGTCTGCATTTATATCATCGCTTGAGCAAATTACGAACGTCGTCGATCCGCTCTATGATATCTGGACGCCGGAGCGTGTGTATCCAAACTTTACGATACATCACTACGACTACCGACGATCCGCCACCAACGGCGTCGGATTGCTGACCGTCGAGGTGTGGTTCGTCTGGATACCGACCGCGCCCAACGCGACGGGCGGTGTTGCTAATCCAGCATCGCCAAGCGGGGCAAGCCCAACAACTACCGGCACGGTGCAGCCTCAACCGGCAACTCCGGCCGTAGCTGGCGCGGGGGCGTAAAGGTAATGCAGATCATTCCGATCAACGATGTCTATGCACAGATACTTCAGGTCTCTCTTGACGGACAGAACTGCACCATAAACATTTATCAAAAGCAATATACGGACACAGCGAACCCGACCAGCCCCAATCTTATCGTGTCGCTGTTCTGTGATGTCTATGTCAATAACGCACTAATCATCGGCGGCGTGATCTGCGAGAACAACAACAAGATAGTCCGAGACGTATATCTTGGGTTCTCTGGCGATATCGTGTTTTTTGACACCCAGGGAAGTCTCGATCCGACCAGCCCCGGCCTTGGCGTGCGATATCAGTTGGTCTATTTGGAACTATCCGACTTGAACGGGATAGGCTGATGGCCTTTACCAAGAAAGAGATCAGGGTCGATCTCGTAGCGCCGGGCGGGTCGTACAGCTTTGCAGGCCTTAGAACATCCGTTCAAATGGAAGACTTCGGCGGTCCTGTTCCGAAAAACGCGAGTATTCGCATCCACGGCGTCAGTAAAGATCACATGGCCGCGTTGTCAACTTTCCAACCGAACGCGCCTGACCGTCTGTTGAAGACGACCGTCGCCGTTTACGCGGGCGATGCTGAGCACGGGATGCCAGTAGCGTTCTGCGGTCTTGTGGCTGCGTCGTGGGCTGATATGGTTGGCATGCCGGATGTGGCGCTTCAAATTATCGCCCACGGCATCCCTATCGACGGAATTCTTCCGACATCTGACAACTCATATCCTGGCGACGTAGCTGTTGCCGACTTTATGGCAACTGTTGCTGGATTGATGGGGCTGAAACTTCACAATAATGGGGTGTCTTCGGTTCTTCACAAGCCACATTTCTGGGGAACGCCATATGCTCAAATGATTCAATGTGCGGAAGCGGCGCACATAGAGACTAGAATATTTTCGACTGCTGACGGCGGCGGATGGCTCGCCATTTGGCCGTCTAACGGGGACAACGGGCTTTCGTCGGTTCAGGTGTCGGCCGAGACAGGACTTGTTGGATATCCGTCATTTGATGGTCAATCGGTCACGGTGACAACGCTCTATAATCCGTTGATAAAATTTGGAACTAAAGTTGTGATCAAAACGGGCTTTCATGCAGCAAATGGAACGATGATTACCAACGGTGGGATCATGCACCACATCGAAAGCTACACCCCAAACGGCTCGTGGTTTACACAGGCGACGGGTCGAATGATGGCAGGGGGTGGGTGATGGATGCTAATGGGTTCCAAGAGCTGAATAGTTCTGCGTCTCACTTCCACGCGACACAGTTTCTTGTCAAAATGATGATGTCGCGTATATGCGTTGCGACGCTCGTGCAGGTTCAGGCCGTCACCAACGATGGCGGGGTCGTACCCGTCGGATTTGTTGATATCCTGCCCATGGTCAATATGCTCGATGGAAATGACATTGCGACGCAGCATAGCGAGGTTCGTCACTGCCCCTACTTTCGCCTTCAGGGCGGCGCCAACGCGGTCATTATTGACCCGGAAGTCGGCGACATCGGCATCGCGGTTTTCGCTGACCGGGATATTTCAAGCGCGGTCGCCAACCAGGCGCAGTCCAATCCAGGAAGCCGACGCAGGTTTGACATGGCAGATGCGCTCTATATCGGCGGGTTCTGCAACGACACGCCTGAACAGTACATCCAGTTTGTGACGGCCGGGGATAGCAAGGGCATCACGATCACGTCCCCGACACGGATCACCCTGAACGCACCGCTGATTGCCCTCAACGGCATGGTCACCCAGGCCGGCGGTGCCGATGGCAGCGCGGTGTCGCTGACCGGACCGGTGAGCGTGGTCCATGACGTTGTGGCTGGAGGGGTCAGTGCCATCGCTCACACGCACATCAACACGATGCCGGGGACTGGGACGTCGGGACCGCCGGAACCCACAGTCACCGTGAGCCCGTTTACCGCATAGGGGATCAAAGATGGACACAGTGTATCTTGATCCGGCAGCATGGGATATGGTGCTAGACTCTTCAGGAAACTTTGCAAAAGCAAGCGATGTCTATTCATTGGCGCAAGACGCCGCATCAGCTATTCGGTGCTTTAAGTCAGAGTGTTGGTACGACACCACAGTTGGCGTGCCGTACTGGACACAGACCTTGGGTAAGCAACAGCCGTTGGCACAGTTGAAGGCGCAGTGGGTCGCAGCCGCGCTCACGGTACCGGAAGTTACTGCCGCGCAGGTGTTTGTTTCTGACTTTAATGGTCGGAAGGTCTCTGGGCAAGTTCAGGTAACGAACTCGACCGGTAATATCGTCGCATTGGGGTTCTGATCCATGGCCTTCACGACAGCAGTTCCGCCCCCCACGTTCGGACCCACAGGCTTTATTGCCCCGACCGAGGCGTCAATCTTAGCAGGCGTCCAGGCCGACCAGAACCTCGCTTTCGGCGGCAATCTCAATCTCGGCCTCAACACGCCCCAGGGGCAGCTTGCGCAATCGCTCACGGCCATCATAGGTGACTGCAACAATCAGTTCCTGGCGCTGACCCAGGGCGTCGATCCGTCCTACGCCAGCGGCAGGATGCAGGACGCCATCGGCCGCATTTATTTCATGACACGCAACCCGGCTCAGAGCACTGTGGTCACCGCCACCTGCGTCGGTCTGTTCGGGACTGTGATTCCGATTGGGGCAAAAGCCCAGGACCAGGGCGGCAACATTTATCTCTGCACACAGACCGGCGCTATCCCTGCGTCTGGCACTGTCGATCTGACGTTTGCAGCGCAGAGCACCGGACCCCTCGCGTGTCCAGCCGGATACCTCAACGCAATCTATCAGGCAATCCCCGGATGGGACCGGGTCGGCAACGCCAGCGCAGGCGTGCTTGGCAACGTCGTGGAGAGCCGTTCCGATTTTGAATACCGGCGTGCCGCATCGGTTGCGCTCAACGCACAGGGGAGCCTCCCCAGCGTTCTGGGGGCGGTGTTCCAGGTCCCTGGCGTACTCGACGCCTACGTCACCGAGAATGTGACTCCGGTGTCGGCCAATGTTGGCGGCATAACTCTCGTACCGAATAGCATTTATGTGTGCGTCTACGGGGGCAACGCAACAGCCGTTGCTCAGGCGATATGGAACAAGAAGTCGCCGGGATGCAACTATACCGGAAACACCACGGTCTATATTCAAGACTCGTCATCAGGGTATAGTGCCCCCTACCCAACCTATCCAGTGACGTTTCAAACTCCGACTGCCACGCCGGTTCTGTTCAATGTAGCAATGCAGAACAACGCCAATGTCCCGGCCAATGCGATTGCGCTGATCCAAGCTGCGATCACGGCGGCGTTCACCGGCACGGACGGGGGTTCGCGCGCGCGCATCGGATCAACGCTGTTCGCCAGTCGGTTCTATGCTGGCATTGCCTCCCTAGGACCGTGGGCGTTCATCTATTCAGTCCAGATCGGGCTTACGTCGGCGGTCAATAACTCCATAACTATGGGAATAGGACAAGTCCCAACTATATCGAGCGCCAACATCAGCGTGGTGTTCAGATAATGGAAAACTGGCAACAAACAATACTGAGCCAATACGCCAATAGTCCGCGCATACTGGCTCTGATCCAGGAGTTCAATGCTTGTATTGATCCCGCGACGAACATCACGGCGTTTTACAACAGCGTATGGAACGTCCAGACCGCGACCGGCTACGGACTGGACGTATGGGGCCGGATTGTTGGCATCACCCGCAAGCTTACGATCTCCGGCGGCAGCAAGTTCCTAGGGTACGAGGAAGCCACGTCGGTATCTGCCGATCCGTTTGGGCAGTCTCCGCTCTATTCCGGCACGCCGGCAACTCAGAACTACACCATTGGAGACGCGCAGTACCAGTCGCTCATCCTGCTAAAAGCATTGATGAATATATCCAAGACTTCTATCCCAACATACAATACATTGCTCCGATCATTGTTTGCTGGGCGGGGGGGCAATGTCTACATTTCGGATCGAAACTCAGTCAACCAACTCGCGCTCGCGACATTCGGCTTTGCGGAAGCGGTTGGCGCCGGAGTAACGAGCACGATTGCCGGGTTTAATCAGGCTCCCCTATACGGCACATGGGACCAGCCGGTGGTTTATCAGGATACCGGCGGAATGAATGTCCGCATCACCGCCGAGTTTTTGCTCCAGCCACTCGATATCGCGATCTTGTCGCAGTCTGGTTTGATCCCGATGCCAACAGGCGTCGAAGTAGAGATCATGGATGTGGACCTCTTGGGCGGGGTGTTTGGATTTAATGAAGCCGGGATCTCTTGCGCAGTACCGTTCAACCAAGGAGCCCTGTTCCCCGGGTTCAGCATCGTTGACGCTGCCGACCGTGGTTCTGGCGTCATGGATCAGTTCAACCTAGAGATACTTGACCAGAACGGGTTCGCACTTACAACCAATTGAGGTCCATGATGGCTACCCCTGCCGGATATAAGGCGCTCTACCAATACCCAGCCGGTAGCGCGATGCAGCCGCTGGATACTGTTCTTGGATATCAGGCTGCGAGCGGTTACGTTGTCCAGTTCACCGGAACTCAGCTTGCCGCAATTGCCGCATCTCTTCTTCCGCTCGCCAACAACAAGATATTCGTCGGGAGTGCGGGCGGAGTTGCCACGGCAGTTTCTGTGTCGGGGGATGCGACGGTCACCAACGCAGGCGCAGTGACCGTTGGGTCGGTCGGCGGTAAGGCGGTCACGCTGGCCGGCGCACTTACCCTGGCGGGGGCCTATAGTTTCACCGGGACGCTGACGGCCACGACTGCGGTGACGTTCCCAACGTCCGGAACGCTGGTCAATAAGACCGACCTCCAATCGCAGGTACCGAGCTATTCGGCGGATACTGGCACGGCGAATGCCTATGTCGTGACGCTTTCCCCGGTCCCGGCATCGCTGACTGCGCTTATCGGTGCCCCCGTCAGGTTCAAGGCCGCGAACGCCTGTACGGGAGCCAGCACCCTCAATGTCAACGGCCTGGGCGCGGCGGCAATCAAGCACCAGGATGGAGCAAGCGCGCTTACCACAGGCGATATCGTCGCAGGCCAAGTCGTGGAGGCGTTCTACGACGGCACATACTTTCAAATCAGGCAGGCTTCGTCGGGGGGTGGCGTTTCTACTGCTGCTCTCCACGCCATACCATTCAGCTTCTAATCCTGAGGGATCAACGCTATGCTCGCAGCCTCCGCGCCTACCTCGTTTGTTGAACCGTTCGGCGTCAACGCCGCGGCGGGGTACATCCGAACGATCCCAACCGCCTCCCAGATCGGCGTGACTCCCGGCGCGGCGTCGCTCAATGACGGGTTCCCCCCGCTGACGTTCCTCCCGATTTCGGCGGGCGGAGTGCCTCCGTTCGGGCAAGATTTCAACGGAATTTTGTACCAGACCACTGCGGGACTCCAGTGGGTGCAGGTTGGCGGACGACCCGTCTACAACGCCGCCTACGCCTCTACGATCGGTGGGTATCCTGCCGGCGCCGTTCTACAGTCCCTGGACGGGACGGGGTTCTGGCGATCCACGGCAGACAGCAATACGTCAAACCCAGACACAGGAGGCTCAAATTGGATACCTAGCGGAACAGCGTATGGTCTGATTTCTCTTTCGTTGAGCAACGCCAATGTAACCTTGACTGCGGTTCAGTATAATCGCGGTTTCTTCGTACTCTCTGGCAGCTTGACTGCAAATGTCCAGATTATATTCCCCACAATTGTTGGATCTTGGCAGCTGTTCAACAACACTACCGGCAGCTACACCGTCACTTGCAAGACTTCTGCGGGTACGGGCGTTGTGATTGGACAGTCCTCGACATCGGCCGTCTGGGGGGACGGCACTAACATCTACGCAGGCCCGCAAGCAATCCCGGCTACGGTCGCTCAGCCGCCGGTCAGTGCCCCGAGTGCAATCCGCAACCTGCTCATCGGGTACGCGGGAGCGTCTGTAGTCACCACTTCGTTTGATAGCGGTATTGCCGCGACTGCCGTCGGCGGAACGGCCTACACCCTGTCAAACTTCGATCAGTCCGTCAACTTTGCGACGACCGGCACAGCAGCCCTGGACTACGGCACGCCGATCTCTGGGACGTTCTACGATATCTACGCCATCTACAACCCAACAAGCTCAAGCGTCAGTGCCATCGCGACCTTGGCGAGCAACGGTAATGGCTCGGCTGTTTACGCGGGCAGCCACGCCCCGAGCGGATACACTGTTTCGCTCTATCTTGGAACAGTCAAGTACGCCACAGCATCAAATCAGGTAGGCGGGTGGTCAGTGTTCTCGGCTGCGACCGCAGTGACGATCTCAGGCGCTGCAAGTTTGACGGCTACGAGCATCTCAAGCATCGTTCCCGTCAATGCGAAAGCCATTTCCGGCACTATCGGCGTCGTAGGTAGCTCGAACGGTACGGCCAACATCACAGTAGCGGCGACGACAGCAAGCTTCGGTGGCCAGAACGTGGGGGCGAATATTTCTGGTAGCGTCACAGGAGGGCCGAACGGGGACTTTTTCTTGCCCCTCGCCGCTGCGCAGACGCTGTATTACTCGGCATCAGCAAACGTCACGTCTGGTGCTATCTCGATCACATCATACTCCGTCTAAAGAGGCGAGAAATCATGGCTACGATCTTTTGTTCTTATGGCGTTGACGGAACGATCAACGCCGTATTTCCCCAATCTCAGGCACTCAATCCGCCGACTGGCTACGTCGAGATGCCCGACACTGACCCGCGATGGACCGGACACTTGGCTGCGCAAAGCAAGACAGCGCTTTTGAACTATGCCAGCGCCAAACAAGCCGCCGTCTTGTCGGGGATCTACAGCCATACCCTGTCTGGCAGCGCCGTGACCCTCACCACCGAGTGTGACCCGGTGTCTATCAGCGGGATCAATAGTCTGATGGCGTGGGCAAGCAACGGAACGATGACGGCCGCAACTCCTACGCAGATCTACGTTGATTGCGACTACAGTCAGCACACGATCACGCCAACGCAGATGGTTGAGTTCGGTGGTGCCGTTGGCGCTTGGGTCACTGCGCTTTGGCAGGACTTGGCCGCGGTAATCGCCGGCATCAATGCCGGGACGATCACGACCTCAGCACAGATCGATGCCGCGAAGTGGAACTGATATTTTTCTTGATCGGAGTCTACCATGTCAACCTCACCGACAAGTTCATTCCCCATACTGGCGGCGAACGACACCTGCGTCTGCACCGCGGCGAACACGACGTATACCGGGACGTCACTCCCTAACGGCGTCCTTCTTTCGACAGCGGGGACGGGGGCGGGCGGATTTTCCGAGTATGCCCACATTGCCGCGATCCCTGTGGCAACAAGCGTTCTGACTAATCTCCAGCTCTACATCTTCGACGGAACTAATTACGCGCTCATCGGCATGGCCGTGATGACTGCGCAGACGCTCAGCACCACTACTGCGGTTTGGCCGGTTCCATTGACCCATATCGACGGCACAGCGGTCACGGAATCGAACCCGCTCCGACTGAAGTCCGGGCAGTCCCTCTATGCGGCTATTGGTGTCGCGAACGCTGGTGGTATCCGATTCAATGCCCAACGCAAGGATTATTAAGTCATGAGCATGGGCCAGCCGCTCGGAGGGGGTCTCGGGAACCTACTCTATACCTCAGCCATGACCCCACCGTTACTGCAAATCCCGATCGAGATCACCGTTACCTCGACGCTGACGACGACTTTTGCCCAGGCTGGAGTGCTCAGTTATGAGCTGATTGGGGGCGGTGGGGGGGCGGGCAGCACGGTCAATACCGGTGGCGGTGGCGGGTCTACGGCTGTCGTAATTAACGGGGCACCCATCATCGCGAACGGCGGGAATGGCGGCGGTTTGAGTTCTCCCGGGACTGCCGGGGTCACCGTTGTCGGCTCTGTTTACGTTCCGGCCGGGGCGACCATCGCCGTATATGTCGGTGGTGGGGGCGGGGGATATGGAGGCGGGGGCGGATCTGGTTGGTATGGCGGTGGTGGTGGTGGTGGTGGCGGCATGTCAACCCCTGGTGGAGGCGGATCGTCCGTCGGCGGAGCGGCGGCCACGGGGGCTAGCGCGACCCCGGGGAGTCAATACACAGGGGGCAATGATGGTAGCGGGATAGCCTCTTCGGGGGGGCAAGGGGCGACCGGTGGGACCGGATCTGGAGTACAAGGTGGCGGAGGTGGTTACGGTAACCCGGGTGGGGGCTATGTAAGCTCGGTGGGCGCCACAGGAGGCTCCACATTATACCACGGTGCAGGCGGTATTTATGTCGCAACTAATGCAGTCGTAGGTGGTGGTCAAGGAGGTATAGCGATCCTGACTTTCGTCGCGCAATCATCAGTCCCAATTCCAGCGCCGACGCAAGTCACGGAAATCACCGTTACGTCGTCATACTCTGGCGTGATGCCGGTCAGCGGGTATCTGGGATATACGCTGATCGGTGGTGGTGGTGGCGCGGGCAACTCGGGCGGTAGTGGCGGGGGCGGTGGCGGGTCTACGGCTGTCGTAATTAACGGGGTACCCATCATCGCGAACGGCGGGAATGGTGGTGGTCCGGGTTCTCCCGGGACTGCCGGGGTCACCGTTGTCGGCTCTGTTTACGTTCCGGCCGGGGCGACCATCGCTGTTTATGTGGGAGGAGGAGGCGGCGGCGGTGGGGGCGGTGGGGGCGGGTCTGGTTGGTATGGCGGTGGTGGTGCTGGCTATGGTGGTGGCGCGGCAACCCCTGGTGGAGGCGGATCGTCCGTCGGCGGAGCGGCGGGCACGGGGGGTAGCGCGACTCCGGGGAGCCAATACACAGGGGGCAATAATTATTACGGGACAGCCTCTTCGGGGGGGCAAGGGGCGACCGGTGGGACCGGAGCTAGCGGCGCAAGCGGCGGAGGTGGTTACGGTAACCCGGGTGGGGGCTATACCGCGTCGGTGGGCGCCACAGGAGGCTCCACATTATACCCCGGTGCAGGCGGTATTTATGTCGCAACTAATGCAGTCGTAGGTGGTGGTCAAGGAGGTATAGCGATCCTCTCCTATACTTCCGCAGCAACCCAACTTCTACCCTCGCCGCAGCTTCGTTACACATCCGCGTCGATCTCTTCGACCGCGATCCCGCAGTCAACCACCATCGCCTACTCTCTGACAGGCTCAGGCGGATCGACGCTGTTTAGCGTCAACGGAACTACGATCGCAACCGCGACCGCTGGTAACACCGTGACCGGGACAACCTATGTCCAGGGGGGCTCGACTTTCGCGGCAACTGTCGTCGGGTCGGCATCGTTCGCCTACAACGCCCCATACCCCTATTTCTAGGAGCACGCAGAATGTCAATCCCGATGCCTGCGGGCTATGGACTTGGGGCTAACTTCCTCGGCGGGTTTGTTTGTCCGCCGAACCCTGTGCCGTTCACAAAATACCTAACGTCTTCGCTTTCATCGACCGTCATCAATCAGTCGATCTATCTGGCGTATGTGCTAGTAGGGACGGGGGGCTCAACGGTGCTGACCGTGGGCGGGGCGACGGTTGCAACCGCGACCACAGGGACCAGCGTTTCGGGGTCGATCTTTGTCCCCGCTGGCGCTACCCTCGCTGCAACGGTGGTCGGGGCCGCGTTCTTTGCGTATTCGGCCTCAGGCGTTCAATTCTAACCAAGGGAAGGGGGTGAAGCCCTAACGGGTGGTTTCTTCTGGCTTGGGATCTGGCTCAGCCACGTCCTCCCCCTCTAACCGATTGGACCTCCCATGGCTTCCGTCTACGGTGACCAGCATGTCCTCATCTGATCCCCTCGCTGCTCCACCGGGCACCGGGTGCATCCTGACTTATCTTGTCAATGTCGCGTTCCAGCTCGATTGCTTGATCGCGTGCATTTTCACCGGCGCCAGGACCAAGACCATCTCGTGCTGGTGCGGGGAAGCCGAAGCCGGGACGCTAGGCCGCGTCTGGTACTGGATGCTATCGCCGATCTGGTATCCAGTCAACTTCGCTGCACGGGAGTTGCTTGGCGCGAGGAACCACTGCGAGGAAAGCGTCGGACCATTCCCCGTCGAAGAAGACGCCCCTTGACCGCAAATGACACCGGTTCGCCGTGCTTCGGGCACAGAAAACCGCCAAACCGACAGGATGTTCTCATGGTTCAACCGATTTCCGACGCCGCCATCGACCTGATCAAATCCTTCGAAGGCTGCCCGCCTCACCCGGAATGGCCCGGCTGCGGGAGCGGCGTCACCCTGGGTTACGGCTGTGACATCGGGGCCGACCCTCGCAGTCTGTCGGCATGGACTGGCCTGCTGTCACCTGGCGACTTGATGCGGCTTGAGGCGGTCAAAGGCATGACCGGTCAAGCCGCCCGCAACGCCCTGGCTTCGGTCAAAGACATTGCGATTCGTGCCGAAGATGCCGAGACGGTATTCGTTAATTACACCCTCCCAGAGGAAAACAAGACTACCTTAAAGGCGTTCCCCGGCTCGGACAAGCTGCCCCCCGACAGTCTGGGAGCCCTAGTTTCGCTGGTTTACAACCGTGGAACGAGCATGGAAGGCGAGCGACGCACCGAAATGAAGGCAGCCCGAACCGCAGTTGCCGCCGGTCCCGACCAGTGGCCCGAGGTCGTCGTTCAAATCGCCAAGATGGTTCGGTTGTGGCCGGGCAAGCCGACCGCGTCCAACCTGAGTGGCCGACGACTGGCCGAAGCGGCGCTGTTCGCCCGCGGCCTGCGGGGCATCGGGCTGTTGCCCGGAGCGTTGATCAAGGGCGACCGGGGCGACGCGGTGAAGCCGTTGCAGACCGCTCTGAAGCTGAAAGCCGACGGCATCTTCGGCACCGGAACCATGGTCTCGGTCTGGACCCACCAGGTCGACACGATGTTGCCGCCGACTGGCGTCGCCGACGTCGCAACCTTGCACCAGGTCAGATTGTCATAAACTTCAAGCCACTTTCCGAGTTCACCCCAGGGCCGCCAGCGAGCGGCCACCCAAGGAGGCACCATGTCAACGATCTTCGCTTACCTCATCTCCCGTCTCTCCGAGCCCACCACCCGCGCGGCCTTAGCCTCGTGGCTCACCGCCACGGTCGGGGCGGTGGTCTCTGGCGGTGATTACGTCACCATCGCTCTGGTGTCCGTATCGGCCCTCGGGGGTATCCTGTGCCCAGAGGCCAAGCCCGCCCTCGATGCCCTGGATATTGTGGTCACAAAGGCGCGGGGGTCTGTCCCCCCATCTGTCCCCCCATCTGGCGGTGCGGCTGCTTCGGTGGCTGCTTCCCTGGTGATCGGCGTCGGACTCGCCCTGTCCGCCTGCACCCCGGCGGAGCAGTCGGCCGTGGTGACGGCAGCCTGTGCGGCGGATCAGGCCGCTCACCCGGAAATCCTAGCAGCGGCAACGGCAGCTGGCGGGGTGCCGGGTGCGGTGGCCGATGAAGCGGCCTATGCTGGTCTGTCGGCCGCGTGCGCTGCGGCGCTGAAGGCCGGGCCGTGATTCGCTGAGGACTACGCACTCCCGGACGGCAAATCCGGGCAGAGGAAAATCCAGCGATAAAAGCCGCTCCGGGAAACCGGAGCGGCTTTTTGATCACTCTCACTTCAACAGCTTTTCGAAATATGCGTCTGTGCATTGCTCGCAGACCTCGAAACCGAACCGATTGTGCTCACATCGGTTGTTCTTGGACTGCCCATAGGGGCCACTCGTCTCCTGGATGCCTTCATCCAAGTATTTCTTGATGCCGGCGGTTAGGCGTGCGACTTCGGCATCCAGGCGGTCGATCTCGTCGGCAGCTTCGAGCATCAATGATGAAGGCCAACCGATCGGCGCGTCCGCTGGTTCTGCGTGGTGTCGAAGGCGTTTTGTGATGCTCATGTCACCGCTCATTTCTTAGCCAGGGTTGATCTACCAAAGCCCGAAGGAATATCCCTCGGGCGCCATTGACATCACGGTTAAGCACAACGCCGCCTGACCGGATGGTTTAATTAACGAACTTGTAGTCGTCATCACGCTCAAGCTGCTTGCGACACGGCGGAACCCACATGAGGCGCGGATGTGCGGGTTTTGTCTTCTTTTCCCAAACAAGCCAAGCATAGCCAGTTGCTGTCGATGCATTTCGATCCAACCGCCCTTTTACCATGGGGACTCGCTCAGTGAATTGAGCAAACTTGGTCGGTGGCATCCGTTCGAATAGATTACGGTACCGGCCAACACTTTCGATAAATACCGTCCGAGCTAAAATTGCCACTCCTTCCCGAGCGACCTTGAGCGCACGAATTGTGAATTCCTCGCTTAGACGGAATGGTGGATTTGTGATAACCCAATCAACGGAGTTTGTTTCAAACGGATGTGTAATAAAATCTCTTACTGGTCCATATCCGTAGTTGAATGCATCTGAGCACATAACTGTCCCGAAATATTCCTTGATAACCCGCGCCATATGTCCAGCACCACAGGCTGGTTCAAGGCATACCTTCTTGGACAGCTCTTGCTGATTATCCAGAATATACTCGATTAAAGCGCGGGTCGCCCATGGAGGTGTCGGAAAATAGTCCGGGCTATTTTTCGCCTCGGTTCGCTGTGCCATAACGGCATGAGAAGTGTTTTGCATCGCGTCCCCCGCAAATGAAGTGGAGTTAAATCCGTGAGGTGGAGGCCGGGGATTTCTCCCCGGCTGTAGTTGGTGGTCAGACGGTTGCGACCCTAAAACAGCACTTCGTCGTTGGCCGGAGCAGGCTTAACCACCTCAACCAATAGCCGCTCGCCGGCTGCGACGTCTCCGGCAAACTGATCCATCTCCCCGGCCGGCTCTTCCATGGTCGCGTTGGCGGCTGCCAGCGCATGCTCAGCCTCGGCCTTGGCGTGGTCCCATCCGGCCTGCATGTGCGGCAGTTGCCGCCGGCCGCCGGTCAACGCATCCCGAGCAACCCCATCGCGATAGGCGTCCTGTCCGGCGGCCACCCACTCGGGGACCAAACTCTGTCGCTCGCGGGGCTCGGGCGTCGGGTCGGGCGCGGCTACCGGTGGCGTGGTTGCGATCGGCCCGCATTCCGGCAGCCCCAGTTCGCTGGCCCGGATGATCGCGTCTTCCTCGGACAGCCGTTCGACAAGGGCGTCAAAAATGTCAGGCGCTTCGGCCCGGTGGATGGTGGTGACGATTACACCGGCCGATCGGATATGCCGGCGGGATATCTCGGCGAGCGCGGTCAGTGCGCGTGGGGATAGGGTCAGGGTGATGTCGGTCATTGTTTATTCTCCAGCACCGGATTTTGAACGGGTTGCTTCACGCACCGGGCCGAACGCCGCGAAAAAATCAATTTTCGCGTCCCGCTCGGGCGCCAGAATCGTCTGTAATTCGATCGCGGCGCATTGGTTCAATTCGACCAGGCGCCGCTCATGCTCGGCGATCGTGGCCCTGATGACGCTAACCGCCAGCGTGAGCGGGACGTCCAAAATGCGCTCGCCGTTCGACCCACTTGGGATGCCCATGGTAACGCGCCGCAACGTCCGGAAATCGTCATGGAAGGAACGCGGCTTTTCCTCGATGCTCTTCTCGATATCGGCCAGCAGCTTCTTCCCGACCGCGATGTCGTGGTGGCTGATAAGAATGCCGTGGGCGGTTTTTTCGGTGATAGGCATTGTGACTACTCCTGGCACTAAAGGGCCGAGATTCACGCCTTGCGGCGCTGCTGTTTCTGCTTCCGACCTGTAGCACGGTTCGATTCGCAGACCATCCCCGGAAGTCCTCCGGTTCCAAGCTGAAGGATATTGCAGGCAGCGTTCACGTCGGCGTTTTCAGTGTAGCCGCAAGAGCGGCACACGAACTCGGCCTGAGTGATGCGGTTGTCCGGATGGACAAAGCCGCAATGACTGCACCGCTGGCTGGTATAGGCTGGCGGGACGGCAATAACGGTTGAGCCGTACCAGACCGACTTATATTCCAGCATTTGCCTGATTTGCGAAGGTGCCACGTCGAGCATGCTGCGGTTCAGCCCGGACTTGGCCCGGACATTCCGTCCCGGCTCTTCGACCGTGCCCGCCGCACTCGCCGTCATGTTGCGCACCTTCAAGTTTTCAACGAAGATGACGCCGTGGCTTTTGGCGATCCTCGTGGTTGCCTTATGGGCAGCGTCTTTCCGACGCCGCGCCAGTCTCGCCTGATACCGGGCGACGGCCACCTGAGCCTTGCGCCGGTTTCGTGATCCCTTTGTCCGCCGGGCAACCCGCTGTTGCAGGGTGCCGAGGCGCCGCCGTTCCGTCTCCGTCGTGCGGGGAAGCATGATGATCTCGCCGGTAGACAGGGCCATCGGCTTGGCAACACCAAGGTCGATCCCGACCGCAGCGCCCGTCACCGGGACCGGGTCGGCGGCCTCAACCTCGCACTGGATCGAGACGAACCAAGCATCCGCCGTGCGGGAGACCGTCGCCGTCTTGGGCGTGCCCTGAACAGGACGATGCTGCACCCAACTGACCCATCCCGCCTTGGGCAGGAAGATGCGCTCCGACGCAATCTTGAACTGCTTCGGATCGGGATAGCGGAAGCTGTCCCGGTCGCCGCGCTTGCGGAACTGGGGATAGGCCGCCCGACCTTCGAAGAAGTTCTTGAACGCCTTGTCGAGATCGACAATCGCCTGCTGCAACGGATGGTTCGGCACGTCGCGCAGAAACGGCACTTCGTCCTTCAGTGCCGGCAACTCTTTAATCTGGTCGTAGCTGGTCAGCCGAAGCGGCTTGCTCCGATGCCAGTTGAGCTTCCGCTGGTCCAGGGCGAGGTTGTAGACGAGCCGGCAACCCCCGACCGTTTGCCGAAACAGGATTTCCTGTTCGGGGGTTGGGTACACGCGATAGCGGTATGCCTTGAGCGTCTTCATGGGTTGTAGTATAGTCGGTCTAACGACAGGAGTCAAGCCCATGGAATTAGAATATCGGCGGGGTCGCAGCGTGGTAAGCGCCCTGCATGTTCATTTGGTATTCGTCACCAAGTACCGGCGTGGCGTCCTAACTGACCGTGCGCACGCGGTCCTGAACGACGCCTTTCGCGGCGTCTGCGCCGAGTTCAACTCCGTCCTGAAAGAGGCCAACGGCGAGGATGACCACGTTCACCTGCTGATCGAGTACCCGCCGACCGTCCAACTTTCCAAGATGGTGAACAGCCTCAAAGGCGTCTCAAGCCGACTTCTACGAAAACACAAGTTTCCGGAAGTGACCAAGAAGCTCTGGGGTGGGCACCTCTGGTCGCCAAGCTACTTCGCCGCGTCCTGTGGCGGCGCGCCTCTGAGCGTGATCGCTCAGTACGTCGCCCAACAGCGGGACGAGACGACGGAGACTGGTCGCAAGAAACGCTCAGACACCGTTAGAGGGCCGCGCAAGCGGAAGCAAACCGGACGCGACTAACCCGGCCCTGAACGACCGGGTTTGCGTCGCTAAAATTTGGATCAGTTCTCCGGGCGGCCGAACGCGCCGCAGTAGCCAGCGAGCGGGATGTGCCTGGTGAATCGCCATGCCATGCAATCGGAGGCGACGCACTTATTCCATGGAAGGCCAGTTATTCCACCGTCATTCCACGGTTCTCCACAGCGGTTCGCCACCGGCATTCCAACATCGTCTTCCGTCACATGCCGGGCATTCGGGCACCACTTCGTCTTGGCCTGCTCTTCGGTCATCATTGTTCGATGTCCTATCCTTGGTTATGGGCGGTCGCCGGGTATCCGTCCGGGTCGGTCGAAACAGAGGTTGGCATCTGGAATGGCGCGCCCCCGGCGTCGGAATCGTCATCATTCCCTTCGCCACGCCGGAGCGCTTCGGCGTCATCGTCAGCCGCTTTGGCGATAGACTGGAAATTCGCCATCATCGGTTTCAGGTGGTCGCGATGGCCGGGCGCCGCGGCCTTCCACCATGCGCGAAATGCGTCGGTGCCGCGTTCAGCCACCTCGCGCGCCTCAATCTCGATATGCCGGTCTCCGGCCGTCTTGAACTCACCGCCGGAGACCCACGATGCCAATTTTTGACCCATCGCCTCATTCATCAGTTCGGTGGCGAATGCCGGCCGCAGTGATCCGGGGCATTTACCGGCGGGGGCAGCGATGGTGAACCGTCCGTCACCGAGCATCTGCGCCATAATCGTCATGTCATAGCGAAGCGTCTTTTCCTGAACTGGAACGACGGGGCCAAGGGTCAACTTCTTGCGTCCATCAACGTACTCTTCAATGAGCGGCTGTTTGGCCCGGCTGCACAGGATGATGTGCATATCGGAAGACAACATACGGCGGGTCATCTTACCAAGACGGCGCTTGGGCTTCGCCCACTTCGCCATATCGTTCTTCTCGGTCGCGGCCTCGACCATATCGAGGACACCGCCCTCGGCAAACCAGGCGTGCGACACGCTGTCGATCACCAATACATTGACGCCGTGCTCCTCAATTTCGTTCAGCGCCTCGATGTACCGTTCGGGCGTGAACGGCGGCGTGAGCGCGCCATACAGATACCCACCCGCGATCAGATCGACATAGGCCCGGCCGCGCTGACCGCCTTCCGTGTCCAGCATCATGCGCTTGGCCGGGTTCGGCTCAATGCCGGCGGCCAGCTTGAGGGCGGACAGCGTCTTTCCGGTCTCGCTCAGGCCATAGAGGCTGATCAACAGCTTCATCCCCGACCTGGAAACCGGCTCTATTTGAAGTATTCCCATCACGCACCTCCCACAGCGGCATCATGCGCCGCGTCAATCTTCATCCGCGCCCAGGTCGGCATGGAAACCACGGTGGCCCGGCGCGGGTGGCTCCGGAACGACGGCCAGATGGCAGACTTCATGCACTCGGCGAACTTCTGCGTGGCGAACAGCCATTGGTTCCGGCCGGTTTCCAGGTCGTTCGGGTCAACCTCGAACGCCCGCGCGAGGAACGGAAATTTGGTCATCTGGCAGACATAGAGGTAAAGATCGGGATGGCGTCCGATCGCCATTTCACCGGCCCGGAGATAGTGGGCGCCCCGGATGTGGTGACCTCGGTCATTGATCTGCCGGGAGAAGAAATCAGTCGTCACGTCGGCGGTGGCCTTGTAGTCGATCATGAGCAGCCGGCCATCGGGCAGGGTATGCATGTAATCGACGCGGGCCTTGCACCAGATACCGTCGCGATCCGGCTCCTGCCAGAACATCGAGAACTCGGGCTGTCCGCCATCGAATACGCCGTCGAGTACCTCGTCCACCGTGCGGAACGGGACGCCGGGGAGTTGGTTGCGGAGCGCAAGGCGCATCTGGAGAATGCGGTCGTGTTCGTCTTGCTTCATGGGCACGATGCCAGCGGCGCGGGCGGCGGCGACCTGGGACTTTGCGTCTTCGCAAACCCACCCCTCGGACCAATCGCCCTTTTTAGTGAATCCGCCCGCGATGACCTTGACGGCGGTCTCGAACCGGGCCGGCTCCAGTAGCGCCATGTGGGCGCCGGTGCCCATGCGCATGGCGTCCGTCTCGCGCTCGGGGCGATTGGGATTGAGCGGGCTGTCCACCCAGGCAAGGGCTGGGCAACCGTCCGGGTCCGCCAGAGCCGCCGCCAACGATGCCGACAGGGCCGGGGTGGGGGTGATGCCGGGCGAGTGGTAGGTGGCGGGCGGGATGTCGGGATAGCCGCCAGGAACCGTAATGAGCGGCTGGCGGGTTTGGGCGGTATCAGGCATGGAAATGCCCCTTCTCCTCGATCCGCCGCAGCGTGCGCCGCGCGGATTTGGTTGCGGACTTGTCGATTTGCTCCAGATCCTCAGCATTCGCCGGCTCGGACAGGATTGCGGCGTCGAGCAACTCATATCCGTGGTCGAACGACGATCCGGCGTAGAGGACCAGCCGCTCGCTCTCCAGCAACTCGGTCAGTAAGCGCTGTGCGTGCCGATAGGCCGGAAGAACCCCCGTGCGGGCCTTGTTCTCCATCAGGTCTTTGGCGAGACGGCTGGATCGGCGCAGCAACTTATCGGCGGACTGGCGGTCACGGCCATCGAGTAATGCCTCGGCCGCAGCCAGGCCGAGATAGTGCATCGCCGGCCCGAGTTCGGTGTGGTCTTCGGCACGCTCGCACTCGCCGATCTCGACGCAATGAACAGCGATGCGGGACGCGACCTTGAGGAACAGTAGCGGGATTGCCGCGATCTCGACGCGGCGGCGGTCGGTGATGTAGGTCATCGTTTCAGCACTCCGCTTTTTCGTGAATAACGAAAGAGTCGTATTCCGTCGGCGGCAACTGTTTTGACGGCACCACGGGGAACTCAAAGCTGCGCAGTTCTTCCGTAGACGCTTTATAGTTGGCTATCACATGCCAAGATAAAGCCGCCCACCATTCCCATCCGGTGAAGTCTGGTTTGTGCATGATGCTAACCTCCATCATTAGGCACGATTAACCATCCTGCGACATCTAGCGCAGCGATCACCCTATCGGCTTGGTTAATCAATGCCGTCCTGATCTCTTCTGATACGCTATTCCAAGTGAGGTTAGGATGATCAGAAACAACACACTCCGCCATAGCTTTTGCGGCGGGATGGGCGGGCTTCCGATCCGCCCTGCGGGTCGGCGTGTTCGTTACCATCATCAGATCAACTCCTTCTCATGGGCCAGCCATTCCGGCATTGAGAACGTCCTTGCGCCGTCATATTCGACTTGAGACTTTGGGAGCCAAAACCTCCTTTCGCTATTACTGACGCGGTATGCTTTCTCGGTTTCTGTAATGACATCGAGATCAATATCAACGATGTCGCTTGCACCAGAGGACTTCATCATCCCCACACCCACCGCCCTCGGCTGCCCGGCACCGGCACCAGCCCCATGGTGAGCAAGTCGGTCAGACGCACCGTCCCGAGCGAGATAAAAACGACGCCGCTGTTTAGGACAAACTCGCGGCCCTTGAGCTTTAGGGTGAAGTCGTTCATGGCAGCCTCCTGGGGAAAAGTGCCGGAGCCGAAGCCCCGGCTGAGTTTGGGGGGTGGTGGTGCGCGCTGCCGGACTCGAACCGAGCACTCCATGAGGAATCGGATTTTAAGTCCGATGCGTCTACCTATTTCGCCAAGCGCGCATTCTGTACTATTTACCGTCTCGCTGTTTCTAGTGCGTCGATGGCTTCCCTGGCTATCGTATAGGACTCCGCAATATCTTCGGCGCAAAGCCTTGGGACTGAGTCCTTGAACTGACCGTAGCTTTGGTCGAGCTTGTATGCGATCTTGCGTAATGCAGCTTCCATGACGGCGTTCGCCGAAAGCTGGTGGTCTCCGCTGGTCATCATGCTGCCCTCCGGGCTTCAGCCTCGTCTTCGCGGGATCGTTGGTCCATATCCTGGTGGTAGGCGATGCACTGGTCGGCGATGGCGGTCATGTGCTCCGGCAGCAGCATGACCACCGGAATGCTTTGCCAGTCGCTGGTTGGAACCCACGCATTGGTTGTGGCGTCCCGCTTGCTGGTCCGAAACTCGACGGCGCTGACCTCAAACGATGCAGGCTCGTCGGGTTCGATCTGCTGATAGCGATCGCAAGCGCCGCGATAGCCTGGGCTGTAGGAGCCGGCGGCGCGAACATCGATTTCGATTTCCAAGCCGGCAATGACGATGCTGTTTTGCTCGATTTCGATCCAGCTCATGGCGCAACCTCCAGATCAATCGGTGAAATTACGATCCCGACCGCGACCACGATCCCGACCGCGACCACGACCACGACCGCGACCACGACCACGACCGCGACCACGCAGAATCAACTCCTGCGCGAGAAACTGCGGCGATCATTTCTGGCTCCTGGGCAAATCGTGGAGCAACACAGCGTCAATGATTGCGCCACGTCCGACGATTACCCGACCGTTCGGGAACGGCTCCACTTCGGTGAAATTCAACGTCTTCAACGCATCACTAAAACGCCCGGTGTCGGCGATCCATGCGGCATCTTCGAGGACCAACTCCTGCTCGGTCACAGCCACCAGTCGGCCAGTGTCGATCATGGTAACGGTGCGGATGAGGTAGTTTTTCCCGATTTCCCAGGCATGATCGCCGTTTTTTGTAGATCCAGTATTCAACAGTGCGGCAAGTTCTTTAGCTTGTCCGATCGTAAGTTCGTTGATGTCCATGATTTTACCCTTTTCTGTAGCCGTAGCCGTAGCCGTAGCCGTAACCGTTTCCGTCGCCGTAGCCGTCGCCGCCGCCTTTTCCGTAGCCGGTTCCGTAGCCGTAGCCGTCGCCGTAGACGTCCCTGTAGCCGTCGCCGTTTCCGTCGCTGTCGCCGTGGCCGTAGCCGTTTCCGTCGCCGGAGCCGCAGCCGCAGCCGCAGCCGTCGCCGTCGCCGTTTCTTCCGTAGCCGGTCAAGGCGGGGCTTTCGCCATCACCGAACATAGTTTGCCCACTTCTCGGCATTCGACCCCGACACCGAACCCGACCACGACCGCGACCGCGCCAGCGACCGCGAACCCGACCGCGACCGCGCCAGCGACCGCGACCCCGCCACCGAACCCGAACCCGACCACGACCGCGCCACCGAACCCGCCACCGAACCCGACCATGACCACGACCGCGCCCCCGACCGCGACACCGAACCCGAACCCGACCACGACCGCGACCCCGACCGCGACCACGACCATGCTCCCGACCATGACCATGACCCCGACCACGACCCCGAACCCGAACCCGAACGCGACCCCGACCATGCAGAATCAACTCCTGCGCGAGAAACTGCGGCGATCATTTCTGGCTCCTGGGCAAATCGTGGAGCAACACAGCGTCAATGATTGCGCCGCGTCCGATGATAACCCGACCGTTCGGGAACGGCTCCACTTCGGTGAAATTCGACGTCTCTAACGCATCACTAAAGCGCCCGGTGTCGGCGATCCATGAGGCTTCGTCCAGCACCAGCTCCTGCTCGGTCACCAACACCAGTCGGCCAGTGTCGATCATGGTCACTGTTCGGATGAGGTAGTTTTTCCCGATTTCCCAGGCATGAGCGCCGTTTTTTGTAGATCCAGTATTCAACAGTGCGGCAAGTTCTTTCGCTTGTCCGATCGTAAGTTCGTTGATGTCCATGATTTTACCCTTTTCTGTAGCCGTAGCCGTAGCCGTAGCCGTAACCGTTTCCGTCGCCGTTTCCGTAGCCTATGCCGTCGCCGTTTCCGTTTTGCTCGATTTCGATCCAGTCCATGACATTCATCCGTTTCCGAAGCCGTTTCCGTAGTCGTTTCCGTAGCCGTTTCCTTTTCCGTCTCCGTCGTTTTCTCCGTAGCCTGCGCCGGCGCCGTCTCCGTCGTTGTCTCCGTAGCCGTTTCCTGCGCCGTTTCCTGCGCCTGAAACGTATCCGCTTCCGTCGCCGTTTCCTTTTCCGCTTCCGTCGCCGTTTCCGTAGCCTATGCCGTCGCCGTTTCCGTTTTGCTCGATTTCGATCCAGTCCATGACATTCATCCGTTTCCGAAGCCGTTTCCGTAGTCGTTTCCGTAGCCGTCGCCGCCGCCGTAGCCGTCGCCGTTTCCGTCGCCGGTCAAGGCATGGCTTTCGCCATCACCGGACAACATAGTTTGCCCACTTCTCGGCATTGGCGACGATCGAGGCGACTACCGATAGCTTGTGAATCCAGATATCGGGGCTGGCGTCGAGAATCGTGCTCTTGGTCGGCCCATTGGCTGCAATCTCTCCGATTCCTCTTGTCGTTCCCCATCGGCGGATAACGGACCCACCACTGATCACAACATCATCGCCATCGGTGCTGTACTTGCCGACAAACACCCATCCGCGCTGGGCGATGACGATCCGGATTTCGCTGCTGTCACTCACGTTGATATCTCCGCTTTGTGTTCCCCAAACCGCCGCCGGCCCGTCCCCTTGCTTTGGTCGCCCTGCTGCGTCAGTCGGCCCGGAGGCTGTAGCTGGCTAGGGGGTCTGCGTGGGGCTGGCCGGCGCTTGGCCGGGGTTGATGTCAGGGATTGTGGCTTGCGCGCTGCAAGCTGTCAATAACCTTTCGCTTGCGTTTTGCAAGTTTCTTGTTATGGTGCGACATAGCCAGCCGATGGGCTGGCGTCGATAGGAGCAAGCATCATGGCGAACAGCATTGCGGCCGGTGACGAACCGGTGGTCTTTGAGCGGGAAGGGGCGATCTACGCCAACAGCCGCGACGTGGCGGCGTTCTTTGAAAAGCGGCACGATCACGTGTTGCGCGACATCGATAACATGTTGAAACAAATAGACTCCCCAGATTTGGGGAGTTCGCTCTTCGCCGAACAGGCAGCGCCTGACGGGAATGGGATAGAGCGCCGCACCTTTGATATGACCAGGGACGGATTCACATTGCTGGTCATGGGGTATGACGGTCAGAAGGCGATTCGCTTCAAACTGGCCTATCTGGCTCGCTTCAGCGCCATGGAAGAGGCGCTGCGCGGCCCCGTCGCCCTGCCCGACCTTTCGGACCCGAAGGTGCTCCAGCAGCTTCTGGCCGATCACGTCGGCAAGAGAATCGATGCGGAACGCCGCGCTCTCACGGCTGAGAGGCTCGTTGAGCACGCCAAGCCGAAGGTTGATGGGTTCGATCGGATCGCCAGCGCCACCGGCTCTATGAGCGTGTCAGAGGCAGATAAGGCGCTTCAATGCACCCGGATCAAGGACCTGTTTGACTGGCTGCACGCCAACAAATGGACCTTTCGGCGGAACGGAAACAAGAATTGGATGGCGCACCATGATGTGATCCGGCAAGGCTACATTGAGCACAAAGTCAAGACGGTGGCTGATACCGTGAATGGCGGCGACAAGGTGGTCGAGCAAGTGATGGTTACACCGGCCGGGTTAGCGAAGCTGGCGCTGGTGTTGGGTCCGAACGCGGTAACGGGGAAGCCAAAGCGCCGCGCCAAGCCCGATGAGCCGGAATTGTCGCTGCATTAGACTGGACAAAAACGAGCTTGACGAAGCTTGCGTTACGCAAGTAGGTTAGGGCATGGAAACGATCACGCACATTGACCGGCTGGTCACGGAACTCGGAGGGCGCCAATCCCTGGCGAATGCCTTGGGCGTTGGTCCCAATATGATCTGGGTATGGAAAACTCGCGGTGCCATTCCAACTCGCCACATCCCGCGGCTCTCCAAGCTGGCGGCTGCGAAAGGCGTCCAACTTGATGACGTTCTCTTCGAGCGCCAGACTGCGGAATGCCCCCATGCGCCATCACCAGACTGCCAGCCGACCGTGATCGATGCGCCGGCCGATTACATTCCGCCGAGCGACGGTGACGATGTCGACGGCGTGGAGTGCTGAGGGATGGCCGACCCGATCGCCGTCGTCTCCGTCTCCGGTGGCAAGGACAGCACCGCGACTGCTTTGCTGGCGCTGGACCGCTTTGGCCGTGACCGCTGCCGGTTCGTGTTCGCGGACACTGGGCACGAATCGCCGTTGACCCTCGAATATCTGTTTGGTGCCTTCCAGGATGATTTCGGCGTCAGGGTCGAGACGGTGAAGGCCGACTTCACGGCCGACATGGAGCGCAAGCGCCGGTACATCGCCGAGAAATGGCCTGGCAAAGGCGTCCCTGCCGATGTCTGCGCGCGCGCCATTGCGGTTCTTCACCCGACCGGCGTTCCGTTTCTTGATTTGTGCATGATGAAGGGGCGCTTCCCGAGCCGGATGGCGCAGTTCTGCACCCAGGAGCTGAAGCGCCGGCCGCTCGATGCGCGCATGCTCGATTTGATGGCCGCCGGCCAGACGCCGGAGTCCTGGCAGGGCATCCGACGCGACGAGAGCCGAAATCGCGCCGACGCGCTGGATCGGGAGTTTAGCGCCGAGGGCTGGTGGATCGAGCGGCCCATCGCGGCGTGGACCGCCAATGAGGTGGTTAAGTTCATCCGCTCCCGCGGCGTGCGTCTAAATCCGCTCTATTCGCTCGGCATGCGCCGCGTCGGCTGCATGCCCTGCATTAACGTCGCCAAGGACGAGTTACACGAAATCGCCAAGCGGTTCCCGGCCGAAGTTGAGCGAGTGGCCGAGTGGGAGCGGCTGGTCGGATCGGCGAGTAAGCGGGGCCGATCGACGCTGCTGCACCACGCCGGTGCCGATGGAGGCGATGACGAGCATGCTTTCCAGCACTCCAATATCCGCACCATGGTCGAGTGGGCCAAGACTTCGAGGGGGGGGGTACAATACGATCTGCTGAAGTCCGTCCCGGCGCCGCTCTGCTCCAGCAGCTACGGTTTATGCGAATGACCAGCAACTACAATCCCGTGCTCCGCGCACGCTATCAGATACCGCCCGCCGGCCGGGGCGGGGTCCACCACGGACGCAGTACCGGCCCCCGACGCCACTTCCCACCAGAGCCAGGGGACTCCCGATGGGCGGGATGCCGAGCGGTCGCGTCTTGAGAGTGCATACGCCAATCCCAATCCCCTACCCATTCCCTAACCTTGAAAGGAAACGCCTCATGACCTGCCAACCTTGCCTAGCCCGCGACGAATGCGGCGGTCCCGCCGGTTCGTCCTGCGTCGACGAGTTCGCTCGCACAATCGACCGTCTGCGCAACAGCGGATGCCGCATTTCCTGCGGCCTGACCGTCGAGACCGTTGCCCAGCGCGGGCAGGACCGCGTGTGTGCGGAATGCCGGGGAGACGCAGCAGCATGAGCAACTACTGGCGCCGACCGCGCGACCCATAAGACGAGCCGATTACCGGGCTGCTGCTGGTCGCCGTGTGCGTCGGGTTTCTAGGACTGGCTGCGGCGGGTGCGGTTGCGATTGGCGCGATCTTGTCATCGAGTCCGCGGACTTTCTCAGGACTAACCCGTATCCTGCTTTTTCCGGGATGTTTTCTATCATCACTAATCCGCCATACGACAAAGCTGAACAATTCGTGCGGTATGCTGCTGCGCCACGAATGGGACTGCGCGAGCGGTCGCAAAGACCTTTTCACCTTGCCAGTGTTTAAGATGAAGTTGGTTCTGACTAAACGTCCGCGGTGGTTTTCAGACACAAAGACGTCGCCGCGTCATAATTTTTCTTGGTTTATTTGGGATTGGGCGAATACCGGGAAGCCGACGTTGGAGTATGCACCGTGATGACCCCTATCGCACTGCGCCTGGTGCGGCTGATCGATCGGCTCCGCCCTGCTGGAATTGATCAAGTCGAGGCCATTAACCTGGTCGAGGCCGTGCGTGCGATGGAAACCGCGGGTTGGGCTGCAACAGCCGGAATAATAAAACACGGCGGCACCGGGCGAGTTTCGCAGGCCAACCCGGTGCCGCCGGCGACCATGGGGGGATTAGCCGATGGACGGGACGATTGTGTCCGGGGCGATGGCTGGAGTCAAACTCCGCAGCTATCAGGACGACCTGGTGCAGCGGGTCCGCGCCGAGTTCGGCGCACGGAAGCGCCGAGTGCTGGCGGTTAGCCCCACCGGCAGCGGGAAAACCGTGGTTCTGACATACATTGCACTCGGGGCGTCATCGCGCGGAAATACCGTCACCATTGTCGCGCACAGGCAGGAGATTGTCGATCAGATCAGCCGGGCGCTCGATGCGTTCGGAGTGCAGCATGGATTGATCATGCCGGGTAGGACGCATACCGATGATCCGGTACAGGTCGCGATGATTCAGACGGTTGGCCGGCGGCTCGATCGCATGGCGGCGCCTACTCTTATGGTTGTAGACGAAGCTCATCACTCTCCGAGTAAAACTTACCTCGAAATCCTGGACCGCTGGTCATCCGCCAAGGTACTCGGCGTCACAGCAACACCAGAACGCCTCGATGGCCGCGGTCTTGGCGACGTTTTCGACGCCATGGTAATCGGGCCGTCCGTCCGGTCGCTGATCGGGTCCGGCCATCTCGCCGCGTTCGACTATTTCGCGCCGCCGCCGATCGCCGATATCTCGGGTGTCGGAACCGCCATGGGAGACTACAAAATCGGCGACCTGGCCGACGCCATGGATCGGGCGACCATCACCGGAGACGCCGTCGACCACTATCGGGATCATCTGGGTGGCCGACCTGCACTCGCGTTCTGCGTCACCGTCGCCCACGCCGAGCACGTCGCCGAGACATTCCGTGCCGCCGGATATCGGGCTGCGTCGGTCGACGGCGCGATGGACCGGACAACGCGCCGGGACCGTATCGCCGCCCTGGCAGACGGACGCCTGAACGTCCTCACCTCCTGCGACGTGGTTTCTGAGGGCACCGATATTCCGGTTTGCGCCGGGGCGATCTTGCTGCGGCCAACCCGATCGCTCTCGATGTTTCTCCAGCAGGTAGGGCGTGCGCTCCGGCCTAAATCCGATGGTTCTCGCGCGGTGATCCTCGATCACGTCGGAAACGTCGAGCGGTTCGGCATGCCGGATGATCCCCGCGCATGGACGCTCGATGGCAGGGCAAAACGCCATACCGCGGCCAGTATCTGTCAGTGCAAGAAGTGCTACCAGATTTTCCCCGCCGGTCAGGCGGTGGACTGCGGCGCAGCCTGCGACGACTGCCCGATGAAGCGCGAAGGCGGTGGCGAACCAATTGCTCCACCGGAATGTGTCGGCGGCCGGCTGACGAAGCGAGAAGACCCGCTGGCGTGGGCCGGAGGGATCGATCTGGCGCTGGCGAGCGGCGCCGAGTGGCGAGCCCTGCTGGAGCGGGCAGGAGGTAAAGTCGATAGATTAAAAATGATTGCAAGAAGCCGGGGCTATAAACGCGGATGGCCTCAGCATGCCGCGAAAGATTTTATCCAGTCTCGTGCGTAAAACCCGGCCCTTTAGGGCGGGGATGAATAGCACGTTCGGCAACGCCGAAAGCACTTGCCCCTTAGACGCAGATGCCATATATCTAAGCCATGTTGACCGCCACCCGTATCCGCATCTACCCGACCGACACGCAGGCCAAATCCTTGGCCGTCCAGTTCGGGTGCGCGCGGTGGGCATGGAATAACGCCCTTGCCGCGACCGGGGAACTCTACCGCGCCACAGGCAAGGGCCTGAATTACCACGCAATGGCGATTCGCCTGCCTAAGCTCAAGCAAGAGTTTGAATGGCTTAAGGGTGCCGACTCCCAGGCGTTGCAGCAGTCGTTGCAAAACCTCGCTCGCGCGTTTGACAACTTCTTTGCCAAGCGCGGCCGATATCCCAGGTTCAAGTCCAAGCATGGGCGACAGTCTATCCAGTATCCGCAGCGCGTAAAGATCAACGGGGCGCGTATCTATCTGCCGAAAGTCGGTTGGGTTAAGTGCGTCGTCCATCGTGAAGTCGCTGGAAAGTTCAAGACTGTAACTGTGAGCCGTAACGCTTGCGGACAGTTCTATGCCTCGATCTTGACTGACGATGGCGTGGATATGCCGACCGTCTCGACTGACGGGAAGGCAATCGGCATCGATGTTGGCCTGACTCATCTCGCCGTCACCAGCGACGGGTCGAAGTTTGAAAGCCCTCGCCATATCAGGAAAGCCGCAAGGAACCTGAAGCGTAAACAGCAATCGCTTAGTCGGAAGAAAAAAGGATCAAAGAACCGGGATAAAGCCCGCCAGAAAGTAGCGCGTGTACATGAGCGGGTGGCGTGCGCTCGCAAAGACTACCTCCACAAGCTGTCTCGACGGATCGTGAGCGAAAACCAAGTAATCGCCGTCGAAGACCTTAATGTGAAGGGAATAATGAGCAACCACTGTCTGGCAAAGGCTACGGCCGATGCTGGTTGGAACATGATAACGAACTTCCTGGAATACAAATCGGCTCGTGCTGGCAAAGCGTTTGTCAAGTGCGGTCGCTGGTTCCCAAGTTCAAAGGCTTGTTCCGATTGTGGTTCCATCTGTGACAAGATGCCGTTAGATGTTCGATCATGGACTTGCGCCCATTGTGGCGCGCACCATGATCGGGACATCAACGCGGCTCGGAATATCCGTGACGAAGGTCTACGGATATTGGCCGGAGGGACTCCGGCCACTGCAAGTGGAGGGGACGTTAGTCGCCAGAGAAGCCGCAAGACTTCTGGACGCGCGGTCCCCAGTGAAGCTTGAAGCTTGGCCCTTTAGGGCCGAGTAGTTCACGAGAGGAAGCGCATTATGAAAACTTTTGAAGAAAGGTTCTGGAATAATGTTAGCAAGGCTAGTGATTCAGAATGCTGGGAATGGATGGGATATAGAGACCTTGACGGATATGGCAAAATTGGTAAAGACAGGGCCAAGAGGTTTGCCCATAGAATGTCATGGGAATTACATTTTGGAAAAATTCCGAAAGGAATGATTGTGCGCCACCTTTGTCATAACCCTACTTGTGTTAATCCGAGTCATCTGGCAACGGGGAGCCATTCCGATAACATTGCTGATCGCCTATCGGCTGGGAGATGGACTCTGTCTGATGAACAACGTAAATCCCGCCAATGGCCTAAGATCGGGAAAAGGACTTTAGCTGACAAATTTTGGAACAAAGTTGACAAAGGAGCCGGATGCTGGGAATGGGCCGGATGCCGTCATTTAAATGGATATGGGGTTATAGGGCATAACTATAAGACGTACCTAGCGCATAGGGTGTCATATGAAATATCATTTGGAATCATACCTGAAGGTATGCTGGTTTGCCATAAATGCGACAATAGGTCGTGTGTGAATCCCGATCATTTGTTCATTGGATCATATCATGACAATGTAATCGACATGATTTCTAAAGGCCGTGGGGATACTAATGGACTGATGCCTGGATGGAATAAAGGAAAGTCGTCTTCTATATGCGGAGAAAGGCATCAAAGCGCAAAATTAAGCGAAAGTATTGTTATCGATATTCTTAATTCCGAAGAATACGGAACTGTTTTAGCAGATCGTTATGGCGTCTCAAGATCGGTAATAAGTTGCATCCGACGCAGGGTGACTTGGAAGCACATTCCAATCGGCCCCAAAAAAATAACGCGAGACAGAAAGACTGAGCGCGAGTTCAGAGCCCGCGAACGGGCAGAGCATGCAGTGGGAGCTTCGGCATGATCACCCTCACGCACGATCAGCGCGCCGTTCTCGGCGTACTGAACTCGGTAGCTACAGCCAATCGCCAGTGCGTGCTGGAGGGTTTTGCCGGTTGTGGCAAGACGGTCACTGTCGTCGAGTTCGCGCGCCAGTTCGGCGCAGAAATCGCGATGACCGCGCCGACAAACAAGGCCATCAAGGTTCTACGCGAGAAAGCAATTGCCGCAGGGTTATCCTGCGATTGCATGACGATCTACAAACTCATGGGAATTCGTCCGAGTAATTCCAATGAAAAGCGTAGCCTGAGGAAACAAGGCGAAGACGGTTCCGGAGCATATCGCGTCATCGTAATTGACGAATGTAGTATGGTTAGCTCTGAACTCATGGTGTATCTGCAACGTCATTTGCGGAATAAATGCGTTATTTACGTGGGTGACCCGAAACAATTACCACCAGTGGGAGAAACGCTATCCGAGACCTTCCAGGTTAAAGAAAAAGCCACCCTGTCAGCAATCATGCGCCAGCGAGACGATAACCCGGTCATGGCTCTGACGGCGGCCCTTCGTGGACAGATCGAAGCGGAGAAGCCGGATATGTCGGTGTTCGCCCCGGCAAAAGGCAAGGACAAAACTGGGATTTATCGGCCTAATGGCAATTCGCGGGAATGGATATTAAAAGGTTTCAAGTCCGAAGCGTTTCGCTACGATAACAATCAGTTCCGATATTTGGCCTGGACTAACCGCGCCGTCGAGAATATCAACACCATGGTCCGCAAGGAAATCTATGGACCGAGTGCCGACCGATTTATTGTCGGAGAGCGACTGCTATTCCGCAAGCCCGCATTCGTCATGTCGATGGGCAAGAGCAAAATTCTGTTTAATACCGACGAAGAAGCTGTGATTACATCAATACGGACTGGACTACATGCGCCGTCGATTGAAATCCCGCACGATATTCTGTTGCCTGATATAGAGTTGCCTAATTTCACGGTTCATGAACTGTTTATGGAATCCGAGGACATCTCTGGGATTGTGAACGTCATTCATGAAGACGATGCGGAGAAATTCGCGCATGCGTGCGAAGACGTTAAAATCATCGCACGTCAGGAGCGGATGTATTGGCCGTTTTTTTATTGGTTCTCAGAGTTATATGCAAACGTGCAGCCGGTTTATGCGATGACGGTTCATAGGTCGCAAGGCAGTACGTTTGGAACGGTTTTTCTGGACTTGGTGGATATTTGCAAGAACCGGAACCGCGTCGAAATGTTGAAACTACTGTACGTGGCTGCGTCCAGGCCAAGCGAACATCTCGTGGTGGTTTCGTGAGCGAGACAGAACTCATGCGCGCGTGCCTGATCGCCGTTTCGGCCATCCCCGGGACGCTGGTCAAGCGCCAGAACGTCGGGGTGGCGAAAACGCCGACCGGGGTCATTCGGTTCGGCACGCCCGGAGAGGGCGATATCGCCGTGGTGTATCAGGGCCGAGCGATTGAGATTGAGGTCAAAACCGAGACGGGCCGGCAATCGGCGCAGCAACGCGCCTATCAGGCCGCATTCGAGCGGGCAGGCGGGAAATACGTCGTGGTGCGGTCGGTCGATGAAGCCGTCTGCGCAGTTAGGGAGATAGATTGATGAGCCATGTATTCGCCTATTTACAATGCCCTATTCATTGATCACCTCGCAAGGAAACCCGGCCCTTTAGGGCGGGGAGGAATTGCGTGCCATTCCGCGCATGGCCGTTGACAAACATGAACCTAGCATGTATATATGATCCATGCAACGCACAATCCGCCTCAAGCTCAAGACAACGGCCGAACAGGACGCGATCCTGGCAGACACGGCCGAGCAGTCGCGAGCGTGCTTCAACGCCGTCGCCGAGCATGGCTGGCCGACGCGCGAGAAGAACGGCGTCACGCTGCACAACGCCACCTACTACGCCTTGAGGGCAGCACACCCGACGCTGCCGTCGCAACTGGTGATCTCGGCCCGCACCAAGGCGACCGAGGCACTCCGGTCGGCCATAGCCCTTGAGAAGAAGGGCGAGACAGTATCGGTCCCAACCGCACGCAATAGCACCATCCGTTATGACGCGCGGTCCTACCGTATGGAAGTTGCCGTTGTTGGCCTGTCCACTGTCGCCGGCCGGATCAAGCTGCCGTTCCGTGCCTACGACCAAGCTCAAGCGTTGATCAACCATGCCAGCGGCTTCGACATCGCCGACCTCGTGCGCAGCCGGTCCGGGTGGTGGCTTCATGTCGTCCTGACTATTCCAACCCCCGCGTTTGTCGCCAGCGGTAGCGTTATCGGCGTCGATCTCGGGATTAACAGACCAGCAGTTACGTCCAAGCCCCAATTTCTTGGGGAACGGCGCTGGAAGGAGATTGAACAGAGGTACTTCCGGCTCAATCGCAAGCTCCAGGCTAAAGGCACCAAGTCGGCAAAGCGACACTTGAAGAAGATCGCTCGCCGTCGTGGACGTTTCCGCCGGGATTGCGACCACGTTCTCAGCAAGAGGATTGTTGAGAACGCGGCACCGGGTAGCGTGATCGTGATTGAGAACCTCAAGGGTATCCGAAGCCGCACCAAGCAGCGTGGCACCGCACAACGCCGGCGCCATCACTCTTGGAGCTACGAGCAGTTCCGCAGCTTCCTCGAATACAAGGGCGAGGGTGCCGGCCATAAGGTCGTCGCCGTTGACCCGAGCAAGACGAGCCAGCGGTGTTGCAAGTGCGGGCACACGTCCCGGAGCAACAGGCGAAGTCAGTCTGTGTTCAAGTGCCGGTCCTGCGGCTATGAGGCCAACGCCGATCTCAACGCTTCCCGGAATATCGCATGGAAGTACCAAGCCGAAGCTGGCAAGACTGGCTCCGGCGTGCGCACCGTCAACGCGCATATCGTGGGAGAGGTTGCGCATGTCGCGTGATCCCTGCTCACAAGCTCGGCCCTTTAGGGCCGAGTGGTTGACTTCTCACATATGGGAGAATCTTGAGTACGAAAACGAAGTAGAACACAGAAAAACGATTTTCGTTGATGAGGAGTATCAATAATGGAACCGAAGATCATAATCTCGAATTATCGTCCCATCAACAAAAACACACTTCAAGGAACATTCGACCTGAAATTTCGGGCTATGAACCTGATTATTAAAGGGTGCATGTGGCACATTACCAATGGACGGGACTGGATCGCTTTTCCGTCAAAGGAATACACCCAGAACGGCGAACGGAAATACCAGAATATCCTTGATTGGGGAGATCGCGATACCGCCGACCGCTTTTATGCTGCCGTCGTCCCGCTGGTAAAATCCGCAGCCGGAATCGAATGATGGGCTATATACCCCCCCATCACGCACCCGACCTGACAGCGACCTGGCTTCGCTTCCCCGTTCATACCATCACGCCATCTGGCTCGTGCTCGTGCGAAAAACCGACGTGTTGGGAGCGGACGGCATCGGGGAAACCGAACGGCAGCCCCGGAAAACACCCGCGCACTAAGAACGGCCTCAAGGACGCCAGCGCCGAACCGTCGGTGATCTCGGCTTGGGACGCGCGGTGGCCAGGCACGAACTGGGCCGCCCGCACCGGGCCGGAGTCCAAGTTCTGGGTGCTCGATGTCGATGGCGCGGACGGCCTCGCGACGCTCGGTGCGCTGGAGGCCGAGCATGGTCCGTTGCCGGCGACGCTGACGGCGACCACCGGGTCAGGAGGACGGCATTACCTGTTTCGGTGGCCGGCTACCGCGCGCGTGCCGAACTCCTGCCGTAAGCTCGGCCCTGGCCTCGATGTCAGGGGAGACGGCGGATACATCGTCATCGCGCCGGCCAACCACTGGTCGGGGGGCGTCTACGCCTGGGACAACGATCTTCCCCTCGCCGATGCGCCGGCATGGCTGCTCGATGTCGTGTGCGGGGCCAAACCGGCCCCCACCCCAGATACACAGCAGCGACCCTCCGCAGCGCCATCTGGGGTGGGTCATGCGATCAGGTACGCCGCGGCGGCGTTCGATGGCGAGGTGTCAGCGGTTCGGTCGGCACGCGAGGGCGTCAGGAATATCACGCTGAACAACGCGGCGCTGGCGCTCGGGTCGCTGGTCGGTGCCGGGTTCCTGACCGAGAGCCTGGTGCGGTCGGCACTCACGGCTGCGGCGTCCGATGCCGGACTGTCGGTGCCCGAGATCGAGGCGACGCTGAACTCAGGACTACGTGCCGGGATCGCGCAACCGAGGCAGATACCGGAACCGACGCAGCGGCCATCGCGGCAGGAATCATGGGAGAACCAGCCGCCGCGCGATGACTGCGACTATGACCATGAGACGGGGGAAATCCACGAGATCATCCCGGAGCCGTCCGCCGAGCCGGGGTCCCGGCCAGCGGCATCCGCGTTGCAGCGTCACGCCGACCTGGCGCCAATCCCGCTCGGGTACGATCATGGGGTCTATTACTACCTGAGCCAGGAGACCGGTCAGGTCGAGGATATCGCGGCCGAGAAACACACCGAGGCGATGCTGTGCCACCTGGCGTCCGCTGCGCAGTATTGGGAACGCACTCGGTTTATGGGGGAGAAGGGCGTCTACTGGAAACAGGCCGCCGATTCCCTGCGATCTGCCTGTAAATCATTCGGCATTTACGATCCCGACCGCCTGCGTGGTCGCGGATGTTGGTTTGATGCCGGCCGGGCTGTACTGCACCTTGGGCACGAGCTAATCGTGGACGGCGTGCGCTCGCCGTTGCTGCTGCCCGATTCTGACCAGGTCTATGAGCGCGGCCGGAAAATGGCGGTTCCGGACGGCGAGCCGTTGAAAAATCACGCGGCGAAACGGCTGGCCGATCTCTGCGCGATGATCACGTTCGAGACGTCTGATATGGCCGTGCTGTTCGCAGGCTGGCTGGTAATCGCGCCGGTTTGTGCGGCGCTGAGACAGAGGCCGCACCTCTGGCTCTCGGGGTCGGCGGGGTCCGGAAAAACCTGGATTATCGACAACATCGTCGGGCCGTTGCTTTCGCATATCGCACTCCGCGTTGGATCGAAAACCACCGAGGCCGGGATCCGCGGGGAACTCGGCTCAGATGGCCGGCCGATTCTATTCGACGAGGCTGAAACGCAGTCGGAACGAGATCGGGATAGGATGCAATTCATTCTCGATCTGGCGCGACAGGCGTATTCCGAGGATGGATCGGCGATTATCAAAGGGACTGCAACGGGCGGATCGAAACGGTATAGTATTCGTTCATCGTTTTTCTTTTCGTCAATCAACCTTGGCCTCACACAGGCCGCCGATGAGTCTAGGACGATATCAATCAAGCTGCCTACCGTCGCCGATCTGTCGGAAGAGGGAAAATTTGCACGGGCAGAGCGATTCCGGAAGCTCAGTGCCGAGGTCGCTGCGGTGGTGACGAGGGAGTACGCTGGCTGTCTGCTGTCAAGGACGATGGGGATGCTCAGGACAATCCGGGACAACGCCGAGACCTATGCACAGGCCGTTGCAGAGGTCTACGGCAGCCGCCGGCAGGGAGACACGATCGGCGCGGCGCTGGCTGGCTATGCGGCCCTGCATCACACCCGGATCGTGGGGATCGATGAGGCGCGGGCATTTATTCAGGACCGCTCGTGGGTGGCCGATGCGGTGGCGCGGACGGAAACGGTTCCGGATCATGAAAAAGCACTGAATCATTTGCTTGAACAGATGGTCAAAGTCCCAAAATCCGGGGCAACGATTGACATGCCGATAATCAATGTCATCGCGTGTTCGCTAGGTTTGGCTGACAATGAGATATACGATCCCGGTAAGGAACAGTCACGGGCTATTTTGTTGCAGTCTGGGATTAAGACCGACGCTGTTTTTCTGTGGCTGGCAAAACCTCATGCATCAATTGATAGGTTATTCGAAAAATCACCGTGGGGGACTTCGTGGCCTAGCACGTTATTACAGACTCCTGGGGCGCAGTCACCTGGTAAGACCATGCGGTTTGGGCACGCTACGAAGAAGGGAATCGGGATACCGATCTCGCTGGTGCTGAAGGGATAGGTGTTTTCCGAGGGGGCAAAGTGTGGTATACGGGGGCCGTTCGACTGGAAACCGAACGTAAGCGTGACCACCAGTTTGCCGAGTTTTAGAGACCCGTCGGGCAGGTGGTCGTTAATTCGGCTCCCCTATGGTCGCGCAGGGTGATTTCCAGCGCCTGCCCGACGGAGACAAAAAATGACCGGAACCAACCTTACCATCCGTCAGTTCAACGGGACCAATATTTCCCAGCGCCGAGCCGACGGCTATATGGATGCAACCGCCATGTGCCAAGCTAATGGGTTTTTAACAGAGTGCATTGACATTGCGCAAACATGCTCATACATTACCGAAATGAGCAGATTAGTGACGATAGGTGAGGCGGCGGACGCCCTTGGAGTCTCGGTGCAGACGTTGCGCCGCTGGGAAGCCGAGGGGCGCCTCAAACCAGATGAACGGACATCGGGAGGCCAGCGGCGATATGACTTGGCGCGGTTGCGTCCGGAGATGTTCCGAGGCAACGATCCAGCCGACAGGAAGACCATTGCCTACGCTCGGGTGTCGAGCCATGATCAGAAAGACGATCTTGAAAGGCAAAGGCAGGTGTTGGAGGCTTACTGCGCATCTCAAGGCTGGACGTTTGAAATCGTGTCAGACCTCGGTTCGGGGATGAACTACCATAAGAAAGGCTTGCGGCTTTTGCTTCGGGCAATTCTCGACGATAAAGTCGGGCGTCTTGTGGTGCTCCATAAAGACAGATTACTGCGATTCGGTGCAGAACTTGTTTTTGCGATTTGTGAAGCGAAAAACGTCGAAGTCGTTATCGTCAACAAGGGTGAGGACGCCACGTTCGAGGAAGATCTGGCCAAAGACGTTCTTGAGATCATCACCGTATTCTCGGCACGCCTGTACGGCTCGCGTTCCCGCAAGAACAAGAAGTTGCTCGATGGCTTAAAGGCTGCCGTTAGCTCTGTTGAGAAAGACCCGTCGTGATCCTTGCCCACAAAATCGCGCTTGATCCGAACGACCGGCAGGCAACGCACTTTGCCAAGGCGGCGGGCACGGCACGGTTCGCGTGGAATTGGGCGCTAGGGCAGTGGCGTGACCAGTACCAAGCCGGCGGAAAGCCGAACGAGATGGCCTTGCGCAAGCAGTTGAACGCCATCAAAGATGAACAATTCCCATGGATGGGTGAGGTTACCAAGAACGCACCGCAACAGGCAATCAAGAATCTGGGAATGGCGTTCAAAAACGTCTTCGAGGGGCGGGCTAAGTTTCCGAAGTTTAAGAAGAAGGGTATGCACGACAGTTTCCGGGCTGACAACGGCCCCCAAATTA